CCCCGTGTTGGTTCCGGGGTCTATCCCTATAAAAATATCGTAACTCTTCATATCTCAAAACATCAATATCAGCCCGACAAAAGCGAGACAAAACACTATGGCAACGAAGAGCAGAATCTTCATGATAGCCATATAACCCTCTTTGTTGTGGTAGTAACTGTCTATGTAATCCTTCTTCAAAAGGTCTTTACAAGACTTGTAGTATTCCGTTTCGCCGTTGTGTGTATCGGCGTACTCCCGTTCGGTGGGGTACATTTTAAGTACCTCTATGGCCCTGTTTATGTTGGTCTCTTTTTTCATGGCCGTATGTTTTTACAAATCTTCAAATTCAATTGAACTCGGCGTATAGTCGTAAGAATTGGGGTTTGGCAACGATTCTTCCTCTTCATCGTATTCCGCCCGATTATCCCCTCCCCTTCTCGGCTTCAAAAAATCAAAAGAGTCGGCGTGTACCTCCGTCAACGGGAAAGAAATATCTCCCTGCTTCATCATCACCGTCTTGATCTTTCCCACGACGAGCAAATTATCGCCCTTCTTGATGTTGATGGCCCCAGCGTCGGCCTTCCTGCCCCATAGGACTACGGGAACTATGTCCGTTATGGTCTTCAACCCGTCCCTCGAATAATAACTCTCCTCGCATATAAGTTGGAACTTGGCCATCTTCTTGCCGTTGGGCATATTGGTCACTACCGGATTAGACTCCACCGTCCCCTGAGCGTAATATTTTTGCATAGCGTTAAAGTTTTATGGTTGTTTTCTCTTCTTTTTTGTTCTGCGCTTTTGTGTAGGTGTTCCTCGTGATGGAACTTGAGGTTACAATGGCCAACGCTTCCGTTAGCCGCTTGTTTATGTCCATCTTGGGCAACATCCCTACCCTCGTCCAATATCGCACGTCAGAGGAGTTAAATTCGTTTATCCCTCCCGTAACGTCCCTGAGGACGTAGTAAGTCTTGCCATCGGAGGCGTTCTTTATCCGCGCCCTTTTTATGGCCCTTTCGATGAGCCTCCTGTCCCTTTTGACGTTCCACAATGAAATCTTATAGTTCTTCCATTCAATCCAGTCTATCTCTATCCTCTTTTTTATGTCCGTAAATATTCCCATAGCCTATAATGTGTTAAGTTTATATCGTGGCTTCGGAGACTATTATCTTTCTCCTCGCCTGTCTCGTTGTCTTTGTCGTGAACGGGTCAAGGTAGCTCACACAAATCCACAGCCCTATGGCCGTTGCCATAACGAGGTCATCGTGGCAGCCTTCAACCGCTCCCAATGAGCCGTTGGGCTTTATCTCGTATGTGTCCATCTCATCGCAAACACGGGAATCTCTTTCCACGAACGATTCTTCCCGGGCGCAAGCGTTGAGGGTGTTTATGGCCATGCTTTTGTTGGCTTGTGTGGTCATCCACCCGTATTTCAGAGGCAACCCCTGTCTTATCTTTTCGGGGTCGTTGCGGGCGTAAACATTTTCATAAAAAGGTACTATCTCGTCAAGCACCGTCAGGAAGTGGTCTCCATCGGTAGTGTCCTTGTCGAGGGAGTTCGATTCGACGACAAGTAGGGCGTCGTTGTAATATTTGGCTATTATGGCCGCCTTCCAAGCGATCAAATCCTGATCTAAATGTCCTCTCCACGTGGCCACCGTCTCGGGATAGCCCCCCTCTTCCATCCAATACCTATCGATAACCTTTATTATGGAATAGTCCGCTTTAGGCGTCCTGCCTCCTATATCCACCGAAACAACGTAACGGTTGCTGCCGTTGGTAGAGGTATCGGGCAACGCCCATATCAATAGGTTCCCCTTTGAATCCCGTACAAACGAAATATTGTTGAACGCCTCTTTGCCCTTTTGGGCGTCCGATCTTATCTCCCCTGTCAGTTCCGGCTTCCTGCATGTCTTGCGAAGGTTCTTGACATATTCCGGGGCGAACACCCTTTGGTTGGTACTGGCGAACGCCTCCAGATCGGTGGAAGGGTATTCAGACTGCATACGCCAGTCAGACCAGTTTTCCGATGCCTTGTACCACCTGTACCAGTTTATCCCCTCAAGTGTGGCCCCCTCTTTCCATAAAAAAGCAAGATATGGGTCGTTGAACACAGTATCTATAAACTTGTCAAGTTCTTCCGGCTCGATATCCTTTTGGTACATCTCTATCTCGTGCCACGCCACGAACACGGGGTCATAGCCGGATTCTCCCGCTTTCGCGCTCAACCATTCGTTATGGAAGAGAGAACCCACGCCTTTGGCCGTGGACTCCATCACTATCAACGTTCCGGGCGCGCTCGGTATGGAGGGGCGTATCGTCTGCAAGAGGTCTTCCGCCGACTTTTGGGGAGTTGTCTGCCAGAACGCCACCTCCGAAAGGTGAGCCATAGAAACGTCATTGGAGCGCAATGATTCGGGCTTTTGCGCCGAACCTATCGAAATAACGCAACCCCTCTCCTTTATTATCCTGTTCTTGGTGCTTCCCTCGAATGGCGTCAAGGAATATTCCCCCAACCTTTTTGGGTACCTGTTCAGCAGCCTCGTGTACATGCCCCTGATGGTCCGCGCTTGGTTCTCCACATCGGTAACTATAAGGGAGTGCCAGTTCTCGTAGTGCAACAATTGGAGCCACGCCATGTATATCTGGGTAAAGGTACTTCCGCCCCATTGCCTCGCCTTGAGTATTATGGTTCTTATAGGTATTCCCGCCAACCTTTGTTTCTCAAGGCTCATCAAGGTCTTGCGCTGTGGCCTGTTGAGCAGGAACCTGATAATGGACTTGGTTTTCTTCTCCTGTATCTTGGCGTTCTGGTACGCCCAGAACTCAAAATCATGCTTAAACCTGTTCTCTATGAGGGCCTCGAAAAAATCCGATGGGTCTGTCGTTCCTTCGGGGTCAACGATCTCCATGCACTTCTCCAATGTTCCCGTTTCGTTGAGAGCGTCCAGAACGAACTTGTTTTCATCGTACATCGTCAGGGGGGCCTTGAAAGAATAGTCAAAGCCGTTGTAAGTAAAGTTCACGTCAACTCTTTCCAAAGGAGAGCCGACCCCCGAAACAGGGTCATAGGGGGCGTACATCGCCTCCAACCTCTTCCTGTTCTCCTCTTTAATATTGTTTCGCTCTGCCCCTGTCATTTTTCAACTTCCTGCTGATGATCCGCCTTACCTTGTCCACGGAGTAGTGGAACTTGTTGGCCACCTCCTCGTAGAGAAATTCCTTTGACAGCCCTTTCACCAAAGGGCCATAGCCGTTGATGATCTCCTTGTAATACTCGAATATCTCATCGTGCCGCTCTCTCGTTGTCTCCCTTACAGGCCCGTTTCTCATTTTATATATTGTTTGTTTTCCACAAATATATGGTTATTTAACCGTTATATATGGCTATTTAACCAATGAATTACCAACAATAGGAATAAATTTATCCTCAACTATTATTTACGAACCAACATTACGTGTAATGGACAGAAATAAAGACGATAACAAAGAAAAAGCGACCGCAACAGACGAACTTCCATTGGAAGGAACAGCTGTTGGGGGACAAGAACTCCCCGCTACCGAACCGGAAGGAGAAGTCATGGAGGAGGAAGTGCCTAAACACAGGTTCGCCGCTATCATAGAGAAGGAATATCCTGACAGGAAGTTCGAGAAAGGCGAAGATTACGACGAAGCTGTGGAGGAACTGCTGAACACCTTGATAGAGTTTAAGGTCAAATCATCCGAGGCCAACAAGATTCTTTCGGAAATATTCGACGCCAACCCCGAACTGGGGCTGGTGGTAAAGGATATGAGAGACGGGGCCACGTTCAGGGAGGCAATGGCGAGACATATAGACCCTTCTGAACTCACTCCGATAGAGGGCGACCCTGATTACGAGGGATGGAGCAAGAACAAATCCGAGAGGATAGCCGCTTTGGAGGAAAGAAAGAAGAGGGAGGACGATTTCAACGCCAACCTTGAACTATCGGCCGCCGCTATCAAGGAGTTCGCCGCCGAGAACAACATGACGGACGAACAAGCGAGCACGTTCCTCGCTCCTTTTGATGATATGTTGGCGGAGATCAACTCCGGCAAGATAACCAAAGAGACGCTGATAAAGTTCAAGCGTATCATGGACTACGAGAAAGACGTTGAAGCGGCCAGAAAGGAAGGACTTATGGCCGGAAGAAACGAGAATATCACCGCCAAGCGGGAGAAAGCTCCCAAAGGTGATGGACTTCCCCACCTCACGGGAGGAGCGGAGGTCAGACAAGGCGGCAACAGGCATTTCATAGATGACATTGTTGACAACGCCAACAGAAACAAAATCCTATAAAACAAAACAAACCAAAAATTGAAATGAAAATGAAAAATAACATTTTTTATGTCGCGTCAAGGGTGGGAGGCATTGCCTTGTTCGCCCTTGTTATGTTGCTCCTTAACGTGACCTTCGCGGTCGCCGCCGGAGCTTATGTCGCTACTGTCGGAGCCGTTGTCACTGGGGAAGCCATCACAGGTGACGTGCTTACCCAGAAGAACTCCGAGCTGAACCTTGACTACATCTCACAGAAGGTGGTCGAGATGAAACCGGCGGCCACTCCTCTTGATACTATCATGAGGCAGGTAAAGTCCGTTCCAATAAAATCATGGAAAACGGAATATTACGCGGTAGACACGAGACCTATGACCGACAAGTTGGACGCCGCCTATTCGAGGGTTGACAGTACCAACTACGATCATACGGCTGAACTGACCGTTGAGGACGTACAGATGTGGGCGATTGACGATACCGTCCTTTTCCCGACCGTTTCCGTAACGTCTGTTGACGGAAAGATAGGGCCTCTCATGGGCGTTGTGGTCGGCAAAACAGTGGCCTCCAACAAGATCGACGTTCAGGTTGTCAACGGTATCACCGGAGCCGGGAACAACGCCAACAGGGCGACCGGCTGTTACCCCGCTTCGATAGCGGACGAAACTCTTATCGTGAGGATGGGAACCGCCAAAGGAGAGAAAGACGCCCAAACTTCACCGTTCGGGATGATACCCGATAAGGCTTACAACTATTGCCAGATATTCATGGCGCAGTGCGAGGAGTCATTGTACCAGAGGATACACGAGAAAGAAGTTGACTGGTCGTTCTCCGATTACGAGGCCCAGAACATTTACGACATGAGGGCTTCCATGGAGGCTTCCTTTATACTCGGAGCGAGGGGATATTTCGCTGACGCCACATTGGGCAAGTACAGGCACTTCACTGGTGGAGTGGCGAGGTACATAACCAAAGACCTCACCTATACCGCCGGCAGCATAGATGACGCTACTTTCGTGACATGGAGCAAGAGCATATTCACCGGTAATTCCGGTTCCGAGACGAGGATACTGTTCGCCGGAGATGACCTGTTGAAAGACCTCTCACTTGTTTCTACCGTACAGAAGCAGATAGACGCCAAAAGCACGTTCGTTAAATGGGGACTTACCTTCAAGGAGATAGAGACCAACTTCGGTTCGTTGCTGATATTCCACCACAAACTGCTCAACCAAATGGGATGGAGCAAGAGGGGAATAGTTCTCGACATCAACAATGTCGAAAAACACGTCTTCAAGCCCATGCAGGCCAACAAGCTTGACCTCAAGGGTTCGGGCCAGAGCAACGTGAACGCCACCATGATAGACGAGGCTTCTTGTCTTGTGCTGAGATATCCTGATACCCACGCCATAATCAGGCCGGCATCCTAATTTATACCATAACAACGAGGGAGGGGTTCAACTCCTCCCTTTTTTTCTTAAAACGAAAATACTGGAAGAGAGATGGAAGAACTGACGAAGACATACACATTGCGGAACTGTACCTTTTTGTGCCTATGCCTTGAAGTTGACGACAAAAAAACTTGGATAGAGTTCAAGAGCCTTAGAAGTTACCTTAAAGGCACGTTCACCACATCAGACCCCGCCATAATGGAGGCCCTTGAGAACCACAAAGAGTTTGACAAGGAATTTTATATCTCCAAAGTACGGGGAGAAGAAGGGGGAAAAGAGGTTGTCCCCGAAAAGGAAGATGAAAAAGTCAAGGAAACGCCAAAGGTAGAAATACCGGAGGAAACCGCGACTGAACCGAAAAAGGAAGTCAAGGCCGCCAAAGAGGTAAAAACGGTTCCGGGGATAACAAAGGTCATACAGGCGAGGGAATACCTATTGGACAACATAAAAGGAATATCCGCCAACAGTGTTTCCAACAAGGAGAAGGTACTGAAGATGGCGGCGAACAACAATATCGTATTTCCCGACTTAATATAAAAAGAAATGGACAGGGACGGTATAATAACGAGCGTAAAGGTCAAGATAGACGAACTGACCCCCGATGGGGTCGCCTTGCCGTTAGAGGAGATAATAGGCCCCGTGCTTGACGAAAGCGCGAGAGAACTGTTGTTGGCCCTGCCATCCCGATTGCTGGACGCCGAAGATTTGAACCTTGAAGGAATCGCGTACTCCGAAGACAAGAGGGCTTATATACCGGTACCAAACGATTTCCTCAAAATAGGAAAGATAAGGTTCCCGAAATGGGAGAAAACGGTATCAACGGCCATCAAAGAGGAAAGCCCCGAATATACTTTGGAGAACAACCCCTACACGAGGGGAGGATGGTCGAGACCAACGGTGTCGCTCATAAACAAAGACGGGGACACGGTACTTGAGTGTTCAAAAGTTGACGGCAGCGTGGCGGAAGAGAAGATACCAACGGAGGCCACGTACATAAAAGAACTGTTACCGGAAGAGTTGCCGGACATGCTCATTGATTCGTTGGGCTGGTTGGCGGCCTCAAAGGTATTGCAGATAACGGGAAACATAAATGGCGGCTCGGCGGCCCATTCGAGGTACGAGGCCAATGTAAGGCTATTGTAACACCATAAAAACAACGCAATTATGGCACTAAACAGATTAAGAAGGGGGAACGAATACTCCCAGAGAAAACAGATAAACACCATTTTAGGACAGGTAGAGACCCAGTTTAGCGGGGTTGGGACGAATATCGGGGAACTGAACGAAGAGATAGGGAAATCATTGGAAGAGGTTTATGCCGCTATGTCCAAGAGGGGGGCTTACGCCGAACTTGAAACAATAAACGGCACGTCTCCCGCGCAAGAGGAGATAACGGACGCCTTTGGCTCTCCTTCCGATGTAGGAGAAGGCTTCAATGGCTGGTTGAAAGTGGGGGCGGACAAGTGTTTCGCCGTGGTCACCGATGGGGAATATTGGTATTGTACCGCCGTAGTGAACAAAGCGGCGTTCTTGCCCACAACAACCACTTCGACAGGAGCATAAAGACTATGGTATCCATAATAATACCATACCATAACGAGGGAGAAGATTTCATTAAGGAGACCATTGGCGGGATAAAGAAAACTTGCGATGTATCTCCTTTTGAAGTTATAATAGTTGACGATGGCTCGGATACTCCCTTGAACCTCGAAAGAGAGGACGATATCCATGTTGTACGGCACGACCGCAACTATGGAGTAGGGAGAGCGTTCGACACCGGAGTAGGACTGGCCACCTATGATACGTTGATACTTATGGGGGCGGACATAAGGTTCCTTGACAACGGATGGGCGGGAAAGATGGCGAGAGAGGCGGAAAACCACCCAAAGGCCATAACGTGCGGCACCTGTGTGGGTCTCAACACGAAAGTCTATGGGGCGATGAACATGGAGAAGAGAAGGCTGACCAACAGGAGAACAGGGGCCACGATACTGATGTTCCACGACACCAAGAGCAACCCCAAGAAGCCGGAGACTTTCAGGAGCATATTGGACGCCAAATGGCTGCCGTTGATAGAGGCGGAGGAAAGCGTTGAAATACCTTGCGTGTTGGGAGCGTGCTATTCGATGAAAAAAGAGTGGTACAACTATATCGACGGATGGAGGGGACACAGGATATGGGGGACACTTGAGCCGATGATAAGCCTTAAAAGTTGGCTGTTCGGGGGTTCGTGCAGGGTAGCCCCACAGATAGAAACGGGACACATATTCGGGAGAGGGGGGCATTACATAAGACAGGAGGACATACTGTTCAACAAGATGTTCTGCGCCACTACCCTGATAGAGGACTACCAGAGGTTCATAGTCTTTTTAGGGGACAACGGGGACGTTAGGAAGGCCAAGACAGAGTTGGCCAAGATGTTCGAGGAAGTTTTGGAAATAAGGAAAGAGTACAAAGACAAAAAGGTTATGACGGTACGGGAATATTGCGACAAATTCAAAATAGATTACAGGCTATGATATATTCGGGAAGCACGCCAAAGTTCCTTATGAGGATAAAAGATTCTGACGGGACGGTATTAGACCCCGATGACAGCGGTGTATTGCAGATAAGGATAATAATATTCAACTCCTTGACGGGAGAAACGATCACCAAGCAATACTACAAGGGAGCGTTGGAAAATTACGACAAGACGAGAACAAAACGGAAGGTAGACGATGATTCCGTTCCCTACCTGTTGTTCTCCCTGTCAAAGCAGGAAACGGAGAACGCCAAGGGCAACAGCAACCAGATACAGGTAGAGATAGATGTGGTTGACCAAGACATACCCACTACCAACACGAGGACAGTAGTGGAACAGGGAAAGTTTTGCGAGATAAAACAGGGCAAGTCATAGACAATGGAGATATTGGCCACAAAGAAGAGCGGCATAGAGACGGTGGTCAACGCCAACAATTCAGGGATAACGCTGATCAAGGAACCGTCAGGAATAGGGATAGAGATAGCCTCCGAGACCCCCGGACACTTCTTTGCCCTTTTGGAAGAGAAGTTCGGCTCTCTTGAGGTCATAGTACCGTTGAACAACGATATAATCGTCACCAAAGACGAAGGTTTGGGAATAGAGGGCAGTTACGCCGGAGGGGTGGACGTGAAGGTATGTTTGGATTCCATGTTCGGACATACGCACGATACCAGATACCACACCAAAGAAGAGAGTTTGGCCCTCATAGGAGAAGCGGAAGGCAGGGCCAACGAATTTACCGCGAGGAGTTATGAGAACGCCGTGGAGGCCCAAGAAATGCTCAGGCAATCGCTTTTGGCCACCTTCACCGAGAGTATAAGCCCCATAACCATACAAACGATGTCCCTGTTGGTGGGAGCGAAAGAACTCCAGTTCAGGTACGTGGGTTCAAAGACCAATCCAACGGTAGTTCCCGATGGCATTGTCTGGAACGGTACGGAGAAAAAACTCAAAGTACCTGCTGGCGGTATAATACAGCACATGACTCTGGGGATCACAACCATATCCTCTACCCATTCTGCCAATGAATACAGGTTCTGGAACATGGCCCCGTTTGATTCCGGCGTTTTGTCGGATGGAATGAAAAAATACTGGCTGTACGCCAAAGTAAGGAGAACAGGGAACACTTCGCCTTCCGACCTTGATACCTATATATTAAGCGAATTTCCCATAGCCTTTGAGGACAACGCCAATTATCCCTCACATTATTGCCTGTTGGTAGGATTATTGAGTTCGGAAGTCAACGGCGAAAGAAGTTGGGTGACCGTTTATGGTTTCACGGAAGTGCTTCCCGGAAGGATAACGGTCGACAAGATAGTAAGCCCATCGGGAAAAACCTATTTTGATTTATCTGCTGGGGATGGAGAAGGAGAAATAGGGGGAAAGATAAAATTCGTGGGAACAGGCGGAGACGAGAAATATTTGTCCGATGTCGTAGATGACCTACAAGAGCAGATAGACGGGCAAGTGATAGCGTGGTTCCAAGAACATGACCCCACGTTGGGCAATTATCCGGCGAGCGAATGGACTACCGATGAACTAAAAAACCAGCACCTGAACGACACGTTCACCAACATATCGGCGACAAGCGGGAGAAGCTGGAGGTTCACCAAAGTAGCGGGAGTATATTCATGGTCAGAAATATCCGACACGGCCACTACCGCCGCTCTGTTGGCCGCCGCCGCCGCGCAAGACACGGCAGATGGGAAAAAAAGAGTGTTCACCACTACCCCTGCCCCGCCCTATGATGAAGGAGATTTGTGGAGCGGACTGTCTTCCGGCGATCTTAAGGTTTGTATAACAAGTAGAGCTACCGGAAACTATGTAGCGAGTGACTGGGCTTTGGCCTCAAAATATACCGATGACACGGCGGCCAACGCCGCCCAAACAGCCGCCAACAACGCACAGGCTTCCGCCAACACGGCCAACGGATTGCTCGCCGACATAGCGAACGACGGCAAGTTGACACCGGTAGAGAAACAGGCTGTAAAACTCGAATGGGACACGATTGTGGACGAAAAGAGCAAGATAGACGGGCAGGCCGATTATTATGGGGTATCAAAAGGAACTTACGGAACACTTTACAACACTTTAAGCAACTACATAACGCCTATATTATCAAATTTAGGCACTACATCGACAATAAACAGGGAAACGTTCAGGGGACACTTCAAGAACTATTATTCCGCGAGGCAAGACCTTTTGGACGCTATCGCCGAGAAGGCGAAGGACTTGGCCGATATAGCCGATCAGCACGCCATAGCCGCCGCTCTTGTGGGCAATCCGAACCTGATTACTTACGGTTGGAGAGATCAATCCGGTACCGGCTATCCGATAATTCAAAGAAACCATATTTTATATCTTACAGCTGGGGTTACATATACTTTTAGCGCGAGAGGAAAGGTTGTCAGCAGTGGAGCGAGACTTGATGTTATGATTTTTGAAAACACATGGACAAGTTTTGTTTCGATAGAAATTTCAGAAACATCGTATATCACGAAGTATGCGAGATTCACCCCTTCAATTACAGGTTATTATACTGTCGCTTTTTATTCATATCCTCAAGGTGGTGGCGGCACTGTTTCGCTTCTTTGGTATATGCTACAAGAGGGAGAGGTTTACATAGATCAAAATACTGTGTTTAAATACACGGCGGAAGAAGATATTACTAACAAGGAAAACTTGTTGGTCAACAGCGCGGAGATAAACGAACCCTCGACAACGAGCGATTATCATAGTTACCTGATCGCGAGAACATCAATAAATCCGGATAGCAGGTATCAACTGTTGCGAGGTTATCTGTACACTTTTTCGATCGAGGAAAGTAGTTTGTCGTCAGGTACGAAATTTAATGTATCTATTTGGAACGGAACAACAAGTACACTTTTACAGATGTGGGAGTTCACGACAGGACAAAAGAACACCTGTACGTTCAGGGTTCCCGGAGGAACAGATGACATTTCGTTATTGCTGTATACGGGATTAAGAGGATCTACCGCGAATGTTTCCGCTACATGGAACAGGCTTATGCTCCAGTACGGACATTTATCCACCCCTTGGCGAGTGGCGGTAGCGGAAACAGCGGAAGGAGTCGCCGCGGGTGTGGTCGCAAAAGCGAAAACAGATGGGTTTACGACAATAGAAGGTGGGCTTATAACCACGAATGTTATCAAGCTTGGTGACGCGAACAACAGCGAAAAGGCTTTCGTAAGTGGAATAACACAGGACAATTTGGGCAAACCGTTGCCCGCCTTTGGAGCGGGTGGAACGTACATACAGGCGATAGCCGGAACATCGAACGTGATTATCTGGCACAACGGAGTCGCGAAGTTCGGACAGATGAGGATTTTGACTAACGGAACGGTCGTTATTTTGGACACACAGGGCAAGGTTGTTATTGAACTTAGGAACGGATTGATAGACACGGTAGCGGACTTGCAAGGTTCGGCTATTGATGTTACGAAGTCCCCATTGCCTCCTTCTGATTCCGTTCTTGATACTGGCACATATAATTGGGACAGTTCAGGTCAGACTAACGGTTACTATACTGTAACAAAATCCGGGACTTCCGTGACTGTTACAGCGACATTGAACGTAGAAATAGCGAACTCGTCCGGGAGCGGCACAGACACTTCTTATATACTTTTATCCTTCTATTTGAGCGATGGGACGACCGATATTTATCTTGGACAGGTTGAGCTTACGCACTACCTGCCGACAGTAGCAACGAAGGTCTTGAATATAAACGAAACGATGAACCTTGATACGGGTACATATTATCTCAAATCTGTCACAACTGTCGCAAAGGAAGGCAATATGGGCATATCTTACAACATATTAAGCCCTTCGATGCGGTTCGTTTATAATGTCGCTATGAAGCGCAATATCTTCGGCAAAGACGGCTTTTTGTTGAGCTATGACGGCGATAACTTTATAAGGCAGGCGATAAGTCCGAGCAACAAGCTTGATATTGATTTGTTTACGAAGGGAAGGCTCAATATGCCCGGATTGTTGGCTTGTGGTCTTGTTTATGCCAGTGGATCAAGAACCAACAGGTTCGGGAATTTCCCGCTTGTAAATGTAGACCATACCGCAGGGTCTGGAATATATGTTTGTAAGCTCGAAGCCCCTAATTACAATTTTGTCCCGGTGGTAACGGCCTTTTCACAAACAGCCGGAGTAAGGGCGCAAATTTACAATATAAGCAGTTATGGAGACAAAACCTTCACGGTGCGGACTTACAATGCGTCTGGCGCTCTCGCTGATTTCGCTTTTTGTTTTACCGTATTTGGAGATAACCAGTAATGGAAGCGAAAATAAACATACTAATTGATGCCCTGTTCGACAAGTTGTCTATAGCCCTCTCCTGTTATAGGATAAAAAATAAAAGCTTCCTTGAAAAGGCGGTAGCACTCTTTGTAGTCCTCAGCCTCGTAAGCCGCTCTTATAGCGGTTTCCGCCGCTTCCATCACAGAATTAGGGATATATCCGAGGGTGTCCCTGACTGTTTTCCAGTCATAATTAATGAGCAAAAAATTCCTCGATTCTATAAATTCTGTTTGAAGGTCTCCGTCTGCGGTTATCACCCAGCCACTGTAACCGACAATCCTGTTGTTTACCGTGTCTCTTTCGCAAATACCGTCAATCGAGCCATATGCAAGGTCGTTGAGACTGTTGAGAAACACAAAGTCCGAAGCACGTTTTATAACCTCTTTGATAGACAGCAACTCTTGCCCTTTAGCAGCGGAAACAGCCTCACGACCGTTCAAATAGACCGGTGCCGATGGGTCAAGCCTGAACTCGGTTTCCTTCTCGCAAGAGAAGAGACCTATCGCCAGCAGCGTAACAAGCATAATTTTTATCGTTTTCATAGCGCGTAATTTTTTAGTGTAACAGTAGAACAAATATAACAAAAAAAGTTGACATGAACAAGATAGTTGACATAAGAAAACCGACAAAAAAGAAAGATAATCTGCCCCTTTATCTTGAAGCGGCCTTAGATATTTTGGGGGTGAGCGGTATCACAGTGTACATTGTGGATATGCCAGAACTATCAACACAAAATTACACATTTTTAGGTATAACGGAGAAGCTGGAAATGCCAGATTCTTACAGGCTCTACCTACAACCCACAGCTACCCTTCCCACAAAGAAGACAACGATCTGCCACGAAGCGATACACATCCGGCAGTACCATTCAGGAAGGTTGCTGGTAAAGGATAAAAAGACGCTGATCTTCGATGGCAAGGAGTACAAGCCTCCTTACGACAGGAACCAGCCGCACGAAAAAGAAGCCTTCAAGGGACAGAACAAACTAAAGAAACAAGTAAATGAGAAAATTAAAAAACTTCAGCATAGATGAGCTCGTCTGCCGGCACGTTTTCAAGAAGCACGGAGAGACGGCTTGGGCTTGGATTGACCCCCGACTGTTCCAATTTTTGGAATGGTTCAGGAAAGAGATAGACAGGGAGGTTTACGTCAACTGGCCGGAAAAGGGATTCACGCAAAGGGGATTGAGGTGCAACATATGCCAGCTGGTCAAAGACCAAACAAAAAAAAACAAGACTTATAATTCCGCCCACGTCAGGTTTCAGGCGATAGACTTCAACGTGAAGGGGATGACCTGTGACGAGGTACGGAGGTGGATTATAGAGCGTAAGGCCGATATTCCGGTAAAAATACGGATGGAAGCGCCGGACGGGATAGAGAGGGTACACATAGACGTGTGCAACAACATAGAGGATAAACTGCAAATGTTCAAAGGATAGAGATATGGAAATGATAAACGACTTATGGGAAAGTATCAACGGGTACATCAACATACCGTACCTGTTCACTTTTATGCTGCTGTCTTACGCCGTAAAGAGCAATTTCGGCGACTGGCTGAAAGCCAACAACTTCAAGACGGTTTATGTTGTATTGATATTGGCGACAATTATAGCCGTTCCTTACGCTTTATTGGCGGAAGTTGGTTGGAGCGAACTGCTATTTACCTACACTCTCGGGACGTCCCTGCACGAACTATTTTTTAAGGTCATAGAAACGAAACTAAACCCTAAAAAGAGATGAAGAAACTTGGCACTATAACGGTAATAATTTTGGTCGGGATAATCGTGTCCCTATTTTACATAATAAATCAAATCAATGAGGAGCGCGTTAGATTGCTCTCTAATCAACGATCTCTTTTGACTAAGGTAACATACTACCGAACCCAAGATAGTCTTTCAGCGGCCTCCGTAGAGCGTTTAGAAGCGAACAAAAGAGAAATGGAGCTGTACCAGTCCGATCTCGTGAAAGAAATAGAGAACCTGAACATAAAACTCAAAAGGGTGCGAGCGGCCTCCACCACCGGAACGGAAACGAAGGTTGAAATAAAGACGGTGATCAAGGACAGCATAGTGTACGTACAGGGAACAATGGACACGGTTCCCTGCATAAAGTTTTCCGACCCTTACATAAGTTTGGAGGGCTGCCTGTTCAACGGAGAGTTCAGCGGCCTGATAGTTTCGAGGGACACGCTCGTTCAGGTAGTCCATAGGGTGCCGAGGCAATGGCTGTTCTTCAAATGGGGAACGAAGGGCATAAGGCAGGAAATAATGTCAAAGAACCCGCATACGGAGATAACATACGCGGAATATATAGAACTTAAAAAAAGATAGAGCCATGATATACATCAAAGATTTAGAGAACGGGACTCTCATGATACCGGAAGAGTTCAAACTGAACGTGGAGACGGTTCCCGAAAACAAATTCGAGGTTATGATCCTCGTGAACAGGGACACTGTTTTGGAGAACGCCCAAGAGGTGACGGCCTTGAGGGCGAGGTTCGCCAAAAGAGAGGACGGCACTCCCCTACTGGACGTGTTCGCGATAATGGCGGATGATGAGGCCATCTGTAACAAATGGATAAACGAGGGAGGTATGGAGGTGTTCTCAAAACTTTCGGGATGGTCTAAAAAGATCGTGGACGCCTATTGTCCAAATGTCGCCGTTGACACGACCGGAGGCACCCCTGTCATAGAACCGGAAGACGGAGGGGATTACATGAAGTTTTCCTATGAACTGAACCCCAAACAGGACATCAATATGTGGGAGAGCATAGAGAAGAACATCGAGGGGGCGTTGAGCCAAAAGGTGATCTACGAATGGATGAGGCTGAACCGCTATATGGACGATTACGTCATAGAAAAAGAGAAGGGAGACACTTTGTTGGAATCGGCGAGAAGCTGCATGATACGGAACGCCAAACCGTACAGGAGGCCGCTATTGCCCTTGTGAAGCTAAAAAGGGGCGGAAAATGTCCGCCCCTAATGCTTTAGTCCAAAAACAATCAATTTAAAAGCTCGTTCCTGAGCCTATCTTCCTTGATCTTTCCTTTTGTGTTGTTGTTAAACAACGAATGTATAAACAGTCTCCCCCTCTCCGTCCAAACTGTGAGCATGGATGTTTTTTGCACACCGTTATCTACGTAGAAATGGGTCTTTGTCTTTGTAAAGCCCTTGTTTTGGTATTTCTCGTACAAAACCCATGTTCCGTTTTGGAGGTACTGCACCCTCATTTCTTTGAGTTTCCTGTTGAGCGTCGGCGCGCCCATACCAAGTTCCTTCGCTATTTGCGTCGTGTTGTACGTGCTTTCGCTCTGTAACACCTCGTCAAAATATTCCACCTTTGGGGCGTTCCTTTCTATGACCCTCCCTTGCAGTTCCGTTTGTTGCCGTAATATCTCCTTTTGCCTTCGTTCCTCTTTCAATGTAGTCGCGAGTTGGATGATAGTATCGGGGTCTGTCAACGCTTTCTCTATTGTTTTCGCGGTAAGATATGCCCCATGTTTACGGATTGATGGTGCAACCTCGTAACACAACCAATCTTGAAACTCCTCCGCTTCTTGCTTTCTTGATTGAAGTGTTAACTTATAAAGATTACCCTCATCTATGTAAGTCATTGGTTGTATGCCTCCTTTAGTAAGGGTGTCGGCAGTGCCGACCCCCTTTGGATTCAATCTTGCCTTTGCGTCCCTATGATTAACTATACCTAAAGCATTGCATACATCGGACAAACAAAACATTGGGTCGTTATTTTCAGTTACGGTTACTCTTATTTCACCGAACTTGTTGTTCTTGAAGATTCGCAGTTCTTTCATTATCTCGTCCTCCTTGTGTTCAAGGTTTCCATTTGTTTCAACGCATTATACAGCGTCATGTACGAACAGCACACACAATCCTTGAACTCTTCCGTTAGGTTGTCGTGGTGCATGAAAAAAGATAACATCATCTCGTGGAGGTCTTCCCGAATGTTTTCAGGGTCATCTAAAGAAATAATCTCTTTTACGATTGATTGCGCCGAGATTACCGACTTTTCCTGTGTACGAACAACACAGGTGTCCTTTGTGTCTAGCATAACATAAAAATTTTGATGATTAAACGAAAAAGGGAGGTCACTGCTAGACACTTCAAAGCCATGCCTCGAAAGGACTGCGGTACTTGCAACCGTATGCCTCCCCCATATCTTTGTTTCAGCCTTGTGTTTGGTATTCGTGGCATTTTTGAAATATCTAGCACCACAAACATACGAAACATTTTTTGAATAACGCGACATATTTTTCGTCTTGTTTATAGTTTTATAGTTTATTTTATTAAATAAATTCGGTCTTAACCTCTACATTTACCCTTACAAGTTCGCACTTCCTTAAATTCTCGAACCACTTATTGTCAATAACGGTTTTCCCCCTCTCTTCGAGGAAGGAATCCTTTTCGCTCCAATTAGTTTTGTTGTTCATCGTTATCGCTGTTTTCATCGCTTTTGCTTTTTGTTTCTTCAAGAAATTCCCCGTTTTCAAGCACGTACCAAGTGTCGGCCTTTATTTTCTTCCCGTCAACCAGTGCGGCCTTCCAGTTTTTAATGCCATGATCTTTTTCGTTTTCCTCAGCTATCACGATAATAGCTCCAATTCCGCCCATAACTCTGACATTGTTCCCTCTCGCTACCGCGAGACCGTTTTCCCCAACTTTTGACGACTCGAAAGAAGTAGCGGCGCCTCTATATCCCGCTGTAGCGGCGCCTCTATATCCCGCTGTAGCGGCGCCATATTCTCCCGCTGTAGCGGCGCCATATTCTCCCGCTGTAGCGGCGCCACAATCTCCCGCAGTAGCGGCGCCTCTATATCCCGCTGTAGCGGCGCCTCTATATCCCGCTGTAGCGGCGCCATATTCTCCCGCAGTAGCGGCGCCTCTATATCCCGCTGTAGCGGCGCCTCTATATCCCGCTGTAGCGGCGCCACAATCTCCCGCTGTAGCGGCGCCATATTCTCCCGCTGTAGCGGCGCCATATTCTCCCGCTGTAGCGGTGCCATATTCTCCCGCTGTAGCGGCGCCTCTATATCCCGCTGTAGCGGCGCCTCTATATCCCGCTGTAGCGGCGCCATATTCTCCCGCTGTAGCGGCGCCATATTCTCCCGCTGTAGCGGTGCCACAATCTCCCGCTGTAGCGGCGCCATATTCTCCCGCAGTAGCGGCGCCTCTATATCCCGCTGTAGCGGCGCCTCTATATCCCGCTGTAGCGGCGCCATATTCTCCCGCTGTAGCGGCGCCTCTATATCCCGCTGTAGCGGCGCCACAATCTCCCGCTGTAGCGGCGCCATATTCTCCCGCTGTAGCGGCGCCTCTATATCCCGCTGTAGCGGCGCCATATTCTCCCGCTGTAGCGGCGCCTCTATATCCCGCTGTAGCGGCATTAGTATCTGTGTTTTCAAATGCTGTTCGAGATTTGACGTACTCTATCTGTGCCGCTACCAATCCCCTTATGTCCAATCTACCCCCTATTTTTATCTTCTTGCCGACCCTTTTTGAATCGTCGTCCTTTTTATCGCCAATATCCGACAATTCAACCTCGTGATATAAACTGTCAGCGGGAGGATAATATCTGAAGCAATCAAGCGGGGCCTCGCAGGCGTGGAATCCTTTATCGCACAAAACCGCTTCGTCTTCTTCATAGGTTTCGCCTTCTTCGTACTGAAAGCCCCTACATTTCATTTTCTTGTCGAATCCTTTGTAATACTTCGTTGTTTCCATAGTTTGTAAATTTTTTAATTGTTTTGAAATCCCTGTTTATCGCGGCATTATTACTTCCCTGTTCTCTATTTTCTCGTTTATCCTGTCGTATATTTCCCTGATCTTCGGGTTCGTGGCTATGTCGTTGTCAACGACCTTGCAGGTGTAGATAACGGTCGAATGATCGAGCCCTTTCGGTGATCTCTTTGTTCTCACAATTTTCCCGATCGCCGTTGTCGATAGGCCCGTGTTGTCCCTGAGTATCTTGATGTACATTTGCCTCGATGGAAGGTAGTTGTTGCGGATTCCCCGTGACCCTGAGTAAAGGTTTTCTGTGGTTACGTTGAACTCTTTAGCGACAAGTTCATCTAAAGGCACGGCCCCCTCTTTCGGAACATTGTAGAACCTGAGATATTTTCCCTCGTCAAAGTCCCTTATGTTCTCAAGTTTGACGAACCTGTCCGCCTCTTCCTTTGTAAGCCTTGTTTTGTTCGCGTAAATACAGCCATTGTCTCCCTGTGTAAAAAATTCTTTTTCCATAGTTTTGTGTTTTTTATTGTTCAATTGTTTTGATATCAACAAGTTCGTACTTAAGCCCCAGCGATTCGGCTTCCGCTATGTTGACGTAAACTGTTCTGTCAACTCCTTCGACCTTCACCGGCTTGTAATCGTTCCAGACCGAGGGGCCTATCTCGACAAGCATATTCAAGATTTGCGTGTAAGAATAAACCTTTACCCGCTTGTCGAAACTGATAACATCCGCTATCGTGGGCTGCTTGTAACGGAAGTTGTCGAGAACATAGGCGACAGCGTCCCTGATCCTTTCTTCCGTGAAGTTGTTAGCGTAAATCCTCTCGCTGAGAACATTCGCGAACTCTTTGCTGATAGTTGGAAAGGCGTGTTTCAGTTTTACAACTTCTTGCGCTATGAGCTTCTGATCAGCCTGTCTGTCTGTGTAAACTGTTATTTCGCTCTTCCATCCCCCTTGCGATTCCGCTCGCGATAGCTCTGAGAAACTCATCTCGTTCCTCTGGGGTGTCAAGTCCGTTGTTTGTTCTTGGTTTTTCATTTTTAATCTCCATTTTTAGTTTGTCCATGTGTTTCCGTAAACTCGAAGTGCTCAAAATATTCTTCTTCCAGAACTGATGTCTTTGTAGGAACCTGTAAACTTCCCGCAAATCGTCGGCGTTGTACCCATCCGAAAATATCAGCCTTATGTCGTCTACCCACGTTCCTTTCGCGTTGTCAATCGTTTTTGTCGAAGCTCCGGCTTCTTCGAGGTTGTTTCTGATCAGGACTTGGAACGCCTTAGCTATCTCGATGTGTTCCCGTTCCAGATACGGGTATTTCCCGATGTCAATCTCGAAAAGCCTCGCCTTCTTGTGCGCGGAAGTGTCCGGCTTCGGCGCGGAAAAACTTTCTTTTTCTTTTCGCGGAACTTTTTCTTTTTCTTTTTCGGAAGATTTCGGGATTTCTTTAGGGGTTTCTGGCTTATCAAAAGAAATTTTTTGAAAATTTGGCGGATCGGGGACGTATATCTCCGACGAAGGAGGAGATATATCTTCCTTATGTTTGTATTTTGTTTCCTTATGTTTGTTACTAACTTTATTTACTTTATTTACTTTACTTTCTTTTACTTTACTTTCTTTTCTTTTTATAGCATTGCTATTGCATTGCATTTGCATTGCATTTGTATTACTATTGCATTGCATTTGCATTGCATTTGCATCGTCTTTATTTATTGATTTCCAACGTCTTAATGCTGCTTCCTTTCTTTTTTTAGTAATATTTTTCTGAGTTGTTAATCGGTTTTTTACAGACGCTGAATAAAAATTTTTGCTGTTTATTTTAAATAAATTAAAATCTTTTATGATTGAATTTAAAAGTTCGTGTTGTATTCTTAATTCAAAAGCAATAGTTTCTATATCTTCCGTTTTGATTTCTCCCCCCTGTTCGTACAACATTTCTATTAAACACCAGTACACCCCGATTCCTTCCATGCCATATTTAGCTCTTAGTTTTATAAGTTTAGGGTCTGACCTCGCGTTGTAATCATGTGAGAAGTAAAATGTCTTTTTCATATCTTTATTTTTTAATAACCTTTCCTGCTCAAGTCAAGCATTTGTTTTTCGAGACTGATCTGTGTACGCATATTGTCTCCTTGATGTACCAGAGCGGCGTTGAGCCTGTCCGCCCACGTAACGAGCCGGTTTTCCTCGTCCGTATAGCTGTTTACGAAGATTTTTGATATAGAGGGGGTCATGCCCATGATAGCGTCCATGTGCGCGGCGAAAGCCGCCTTAACGGCCTTGTCTTGGAGTTGTTTGGACAATGAAAGTATCTCGGCGGTTCTGGCGAGGTACACGTTTACCTGTGTCAACCTCGCCGACATTACCGCCACCTCGTTATCGTAAGGCTCTTCGAGAAAAGCCTGTATCTCCTTGCATTCCGCTGTCAGGGCTTCTATTGTCATGCTTCTTCTCTTATAAGACTGTAAGACGCGAATAGTTTTTCGCCATGCCCCACCATATCCGTTCTGATTTTCATGTTGCCGTACCTCTCTTTGTGGCGCAAATCCCATATCCTCGCGGATAACCTGTAACAATGAAAAGGTCTCTCAATAGCTTCCCGCTGTGTCAACCTGCCTCCGGCTTCGAGAAACTTTTTTATCATCATGTTTTGGGAATGAGCAGAGATTTCTTCAGGGGTATCTTTCTTCCATAAATCTTTATGCGGCACAAAAACAAATCCGTTGTCGTAGTTTTTTTCGGCCTTCACCCTTATCGCGTCCTCAAGAACAGCGAAACTGTAGCCTTTGCTGTCAACCTTGAAAAGTTTTCCTTCAAACAAATGCCTTTCTTCGTAGTAAGCGTCTCTCTTGTGCAGTTTGTTCAATCTTTTTATCATAGCTTTGATTTTTTTGGCGTTAAAACGGTAGATCATCGTGTTCAGGTGACGTGGTATTGTCACCCTCATTTGGCAATGGTTGCGGTTGTTCTTTGTCAAAAGAATAAGTTTTGCCCTTGCCAATGTAGATTTTAGGCGCTTTGTCCTGCCGCTCTTCTTTGGTCTGCTGGACGTACACCGTAAGGTCGTTCCCATAGTTGTCCGGCTGTCTCATTTCCGTTACGACTATGTCCAGATATTTTTTCCCGTTCCTGCCTTCTTTTATCCTGTCCTTCGGGATGTCGGACAAACAGATATCCAATACTCTCATAACTTTAGATTTTTATTATCAACGATTCTTTTACTTTGCTTTCTTTCAGGTATGCCCCGTATATCTCAGGTTTCTCCTCTTTGAGCCTCGCGCTGTCAATAGAAGATCGTGTATAACCGGCCCTCACGGTAAGGGTTATCCCCTTGCCCTCGTATTTGTTGATGTTGGCCTTTTTCATCGCCCCCAACAAGCCGGTTTTAAGCTTGTCGCTCTCCGCCTTAGCCTTCTTCAGTTCGCTCTCGTAACGTATTATTTCGCCTTCGATGTCGGCAAGCTTCTTGAGTTCCTGCTCGGCAAGCACCAACTCGGTCAGCGTGTCCCTGTAAAGTGTTCCGTTTATCTCGCAATCAAGGAGCTTTTTGATGTTCTCCGAAGGTATCCTCTCGACCGGTATCACCTCCGCGCCGTCTTTCAGCCAGATAACGGCCAGATTTTTTACTTTTAGATCGGGATTTTGGAGTTCAAAGAGTTCGGCGCAAATTGACAGCTGCCAAGCGCAATAGTCCTCGTCAACCTCGTATGTCGTCTTTATGTCGTACAGCGAAAGATCGTCTCCAACGAGGTCTATTTTAGTCGCGAAATTGATATTGTCGCTCACGAGGTATTCCGACTCTATAAAGGTTTTCGGTATCATCATAAAGGAGACAGTCTCCGGCATGGGGTCGGCTATCTCGAAGCCGTTAAGGAACATCTCTATCTCATCGTGTATCCTCGTTCCTTTTTCTTTCGCCGCCTCAAGTAAGTGTTCCGGCACGTTTGTGTATTTGTCGGGGAACAGGTGTTTTGACAGCAGCCCCGTTATCCCTTGTAGGTAGGTATCTCCCAGCTTATAGGTGTGTTCATCGGCGTTGAACACCACATCAGATCGCCGCAACTCGTTCTTTTTCATCTTTCTTGGTTTTAAGTTGTTTCCCGATATGCGCCACGGCGTTCTTGAAAGTAGGGTTTGCCTGTTGCGCTTTCCACCTGTTCCAGATATTTGTCAGTTCCTCTATGGTCTTGACATATTTGAGCTCGTCCATCGCTATAGCGAGATCGGCCTTCTGTTCCCTCTCCTCTTCCTCTTTTCTCTCCTGCTCTCGCGTGTACTTAGTTGAGTCCTTCTCGAAATAGATGTCCGCTCCCATTCCCAGGGATTTAGCCGCCACGCCGAGAGCGTCGGTTAAGGCCATCTTGTATGCCTCATCGTTGTTCCTCAGGCCTCTCTTCGTGTCGTCAAGGAGCATATTGCCTCCTGTTCCCATTATCGGTTTGCTCCATTCCCCTTCGACCTTTACATAGAGGTTTATGCTCATGAACGCCATAACGGAGCCGTTTGTTCCCTGTTCCGTCCACCTGTCCGTTTCCTCGTAATACCACCCTATGCCGCAGGGGCCGAACCTTTCCGTCAGCGTTTTTATGCGCCACATGGGGTTTATGTCCGTACCGCTGAACCTCCCGTTATTAAATTGTTTTTGGGCTTCTTCCGGTACCGTCCTCACTTTGTTGTAAATGTTTAGATTGTCCATTGTTAAAAAGTTTTTTAGGTATCAAAAAATATCTCTCATATATATCTCGTCCCCTATGTATTCAGGGACTTCCGTGATCTCTAAAACGCCTTCCCCCCCGCAGTTCCAGCATGTCTCTTTTTCTCTATTATGCGCGGGGAGGTCGGCGTATATATCGGGAGATACATAACAGTAGTTTCCGTTGTCCGTTATGTGCAGGTACATGTACCCTTCTCCCTTGCATTCAGGGCAGGTCGTTGTCAGCGGTTCTTTCTCGCACATCGGGCAAGACCGCAATCCGTAAGGGGCGCAATCTGAACAACTCATATTAACCTCCCTTCTTTTATACATTCCAATATTTTGTCGTTTATGGCCCTGATATTGTCGGGGGTATCTTCTTCCCCGCCAAACTCCATGAGCTTCGTGTCGGCGTCCGCCACCTCTTCGAGAATTTTCAGGTACTCTTGCATGGTGGTGCGATAGTTTTTCTTTATGGGCGCGCCATCCTTGAACACTATTACCGTGTCCTCCTGCCGGATAACCGCCACCCTGAACCTCCCAGAGGGGAAGTCGTTGATGATCTTGTCGTTGACATGGTCAAACTCAGTTGTCCATATATTTCTATTTGACATAATAATCGGTTTTTAAGAATTTATCAGTTTATTTATGTACGCTTTGTACTGCTGGTAGGGAACCCTTATTTTGCTGTTCTTGCCGTTCCCTAACCTGATAGGATTCAGTTCTCCTTGTTTTACGGCGTGTTCGTAAGCCGCTCTGCCGATATCCCTGATTATATCGGCCCTTGAAATAAAAGATGGTTCTCTCAGTAGTCTTGTTTTTACGTTCATTGTCGCGATATTTTATGAGTTAATCTTCTTTCGCGGGACAAAAGTTTCGAGAACGAGCTTGTCCCCGCTTGTTGGGTGGCAGGCATGACATCCCCGAAAGAGAGGATGTAGTACCTCGTCAGATCAGATATTTTTCTCGCCCCGCATTTTTGGTAAATATTCCTTATGTGCGTCTGCACCGTTAGGGGCGAAATGTGGAGCCTGTCGGCGACTTCTTTCGCGCTGAAGCCTTTGGCCGTCAATCCTGCTATGGATAGCTCCCTTTTCGATAATTTTTCCAAATAATTATGTTTCATAGCTTTTGGTAATTTTTTGGTATTGTTTTTTTGATTAAAAGTTGTGATATTTGTGAAAAGTTGTTTGTTATGTAGGAGCAAATATACACATATGTTATCATAATTCCTAAATTTTATTACCATATATTTTGTTAAATTTTTGTTACATTGAAATATATTGTTGATTTTAAGAAGTTTAGGCGGCAAAACAATTTTACCCAAGTACAGGCCGCTGAATATTTCGGTTGCGACCAGAGTTTTATTTCGCAAATCGAAAACGGCAGAACCCCCGACCTCATGATTATGAAGCACTGTGCGCGGAATCCCGTAATGCCCGTATATCGCGGGGAACAGGTGTTGTCAAAAAAAGATTTAGCAAACTATTCGTCAAGTTTTGGGGTGTTTTTTGCCCTTTTTTTCTTGGCGAACACGTTCAATATAGCCTCGAACGTATCGGACGACAGCGCGTTTTTTTTGTTCATATAGTCAGAGATCGTAGCTTTTCTCACCCCGACACTTTTAGCCGTTTTTTGGTAAGAAGGAACGAACCTTCTGAGCATTTTTCTCATATCGATCTTTCCCTTTCCGGTGACAAGGGTAAAAACAAAGTCAACGAAATCGTCCGCGACCTGTCCGTATTGCCGCATAAAGTCCTCTTCAAAGCCCTTTTCCTTCATTTCCTCGTCAACTTTTACCACCATTTCGGACACTTCCTCTGTTCTCGTGATAAGATCGTAACAGAAGTTCAGGACGTCAAGGTTCTCCTGATCTCTCGCAGTAAAATTCTCTTCTTCGTAGGTCTGATATGCCTCAAGCACCGTTATCGCCCTACTGATGTGCTGTATAACTCCTTTTATAGTGTAGTCTGTGTTGTCTTGCTCTTTCATAGTAAGTAGTATGTATAAAGTTCTTTGGGCCGTGTATATGCTTTCGCTTCACAGTCGCCCAAAGAACAGTTGTTTATATAATTGTTGGCGGTAATATTAAAAATGAACATCATCATAAAACCATTCCATAAAGAACTCTAATTCAGGTCTTGTATCTTTTGGTAATTTATTCCAAATAAAAAAAGCCCTATCACTTGTGAAAGTTTTTGTTTTAAATTCTTCAAATTCTTCTTTTGATAATTTTAGCTCTGTTTTTTCATAAGTAATTAGCGGAACATTAAAAAAAATACTACCGCCAACATCGGCTATATTCAATGCCGAGTTTTCTGCTTCATTCAAGTTTTCGTTTTCTTTACTCATTTTATCTTTTTTTTAAAATTTGTACTATTTAATTCGGCACTAAATATAGCCGTGTACCGTTGTGTGCAATTTTACCCTAAACGTCCCATGTCAATTCACAGTCAGTACATTTATCGGCATTTTCACCCCATGCTATAACATTTCTGCTATAACAATTAGGGCAAAACTGTCCGCTTCGCCACACAACATGCGGTATACGCAATTTTTTTAACTCCGTCTCTGCAAAATCTCGAAGTTTTTGCTTGCCAAATATCGGGGCTGTTTGTCCGTGTATTTCTTTATACCAATGGTCTGCTATTTTATTAGCAATTACTCTTTCAATGTCTTGTGTTTTCATAATTTATCTATTTTAATCCGTTAAAAAACATGACGCATACCGCCAGCCGCCGTAATGCTTCGCAATAATTTTTCATCAGGTTCTACTTCAACATAGATACAGGGAGAGTTTGTTGTTACGGCTCCTTCACCATATACCGCAAAATATTTTGGATGCTCAATATCTGAGTTGTCTAATATAATATCTGTCCAAGCCTCACCACCGTTTTCAAAAAGTGTTGAATCCATTTCCGCGCCTTGTTCTTCTAAGGTTCGAAAAGCAAGGTTACATTCCCCGAACATTATCATATTATCTTTATCCGAAAAGTCATTTGTTGTGGTATAAACCAATCCACCTTTGGTTTGTAATGTTCTTGTTGCTGCGTTTATAAGACGCTTGTCTTTTATCCAGCGTTCGATTTCCACCTCTAATTGTGTACTGTGAACAGGTTCGTCCTCAAAGAACCTTGCGAGGTTTTCAAGTTCTATTTGTGAAGGACTTTCTAAATAATAACCGGTTCCTTCTTCCCATTTTAGTGAGGGCACTTCAAAAGGGAACGCGTTATATGCCTCCTCAATTTTTAATTCTTGTGTTGTTGATTGCTTTTTCATTGCTCTGTGTGTTAGTAGTTAATTAAATAATATTATTCATACAAGTAGTGCTTCGATAGCAGCTTTTTCATTTTTTTGAGCTGTACCGATCGGATATTTTAAGTTTTTTAGGGCCTGTTTTAATTCTCTTTTCCCAGCAGGCTTCCAGTACTCTATAAACTCTTCTATCGTGTATAGCTCTGATTTTAACTTCTGTGTTTTCATTGCCTTTAAATATTTAGTTAAACCTTTAATTTGTTAGTGTAAAGGTACGGTATTTCGTAATAATAACCAAATATTTTATGTTAAAAATTGTTAAAACTTTGAAAATATTTTTTAAGTGATTGAAAGACAATGAAATAAAAACACAAAAATTTTTGCGTTCGTGTCCTTTGTTTTTTAGAGAGCCGGTTCGCCTATACCCTATTATTATATATGAGAGAAATTGACACTTTTGATCAGTTTTTTTGTGTTTTACAAATTTTACAAAAAAGTTGACAAAAATGGCGCGAAAAAAGATTCCTATTTGACATAATAAAAATTATCTGACACATAACAAAGTAATTATGAGTCACTTAGGTTTTCGTAAAAACTTTACAAAGTTGACAAAGTAAGGGGATTACCTGAGTTTGTCGGAGTAACGGGGTTCGAGATCGGCTTCTATGTGCGTAAAATAAGAACCTTCCTTGACTTTCCCTGTTATTAGGCAGATATAGCGCCTGCAAGAGAACAAAGACCTGCCCAGAACTATGTCAGAGGCGTTACCGAAGGCGTTAGAAGCGCTTAACCTGAACCATTTCAGGTTATCTGGGGAACCGTAAAGCTGGGCCGTGACCCTGTAATCAATGTCGTTGTGTTCGAGTTGGCAGCCCACGAGAGACCTCGCTATCTTCTTGTACCCCGCCCCTATTATCTTCATCTCCCTCGTCTCGTACAGGACGGGTATATCGTCGTTATACTCCTCCGCCGTGAGGTCGTACAGTATCGTGTTCCCTCCCTCATGTTTTTTCCCGAAATTTTTGGGGAACTTCGCAACGAATCCGGCGAATACTTCAGATATCTTGTGCCACGCCCTGTATTTAAGGCTGAACACCCAGCTGTAAGGGTGTTGGGGGTTTGAACAGATGATCTCCTCCTCTATGTGGTCGTAAGACAGGGAAGCTCCCGACAAATAGGTAAGAATATCGGTAGCGCATAGATAACCGTGTATTCCCGATATAAGGGGGTCAGAAAGGGCCTCCTTATAGTTGCCCAACTCCCTTATGTTGTTTTTATAGTTTCCTTCCGCCTTTTCGGAGAGTTCTATCACTTGCGCTCCGGCCACCATCATCAGGCCCTTTGCGGTCTTGAAGATCGTTCCGCCGTCTATTTGCAGTATAGAGGCGGGATTGTCGCAAATGTCGCGGGAAAGGGGCCGCACCGTGTTTATTAGCGTTGCCCCGTCTCCTGTCCGCATAGTCCAGACCCCTTCGGAAGTGAAAGCGTAAAGGGGATATTCGCCGAACTGCCCACTTGACAGGGCTATCGCGTTAGTAGAAAGCCCCAGCACCTCCCCGTTCCCTATCCGGTAAGAGTTCTCCGCCGGATATGAGAATATATTGTCGAGGGCGGTGGCCTGTACCCTGTTTGTGTCCGTGTAGGTGTCGTTAATGCCGGACAAAGGGGTAGCCGTCATCATGTTCAAATATGTTCCCATGTTTCTCGCAGTTTCGGGGAACACGCAATAATTGAAGCCTTCTACCTTTGTCGCCGCAAAGGTGCGGAACAAATAGATAGCGCCAGAACTGTTTTTATAGAACAGCCTCATGATTGTCGCCCGTGAATCCGGGTAGCCGTAAAAATTCCGCAACCGGAACAGGATAAAATTGTACTGTGAATTGTCCATATAGTAGTTTACCGCCGAACTCCACCCGCTAAATACCGTTTTAAGTCCTTCCGATGTGTCTATGTCTATTTCTGCCCCTAAATAGTAGGAATTGCCCCCTGTTACGCCCAAATAAGAGGGAACAGGCGGTATTATATAGCCGTCCAAATTAAACCCCTTGAACAGTTTTGTTCTCGTGTTAGAAAGAAAAATCCGGCTGTTGTAAGAGAATAAATTATGCGCTGAAATTGAATGATGAGAATTTTGGTTCACCGTCAACGAACTGTTCGAGGCGAGGCTGCCAAAAGGCCCTTCAAGGACGTATCCCTCTGTCGTAAAGGTTTTAGACAGTTCTTTGAGGGGAACTTTCTTGAGAAGATAGAACAGGGTCTCGTCCGCCAGCGATTCCCCTGTGATGGTCGTGAAAGTTGGACAAAGCTCAGTGGGAATAAAATTTCCGTTTGAATCGTAACTTATGCTCCCGGGTATAGGAGCCTGCATTTTAGTTATGTAAATATTTAATGATGAAATAATGTCCTTGTAAGTAACAGCTATCGTATTCAAATCCGCGCTTGACGAAAAACAAGTTAATTTTATTTTTCTTGCTTCCCACTTTATTTTAATATAACCGCCACTAATTGAAGAAGTCAATATTGAACCTGACCACCGAAGGGGAACGGACTGCTTCACCTCCGTGCCATCGGCCATTTCCCAAGCGAACATCAGGAGCAGGGGGCCGGAATAGTACGTGTCAGCTTCTTCTGTTATTTTTTTTAGCACAAAAGAATATATCTTATCTATAAGAGATTCTACCGATTGCGCGGGGGCGTATGTTTCCCAATTATCGTCCGTGACCGCCTCTGAGGATACGGCGAACAGCGGGAGATCGGGCAGACCGGTAAATACCCTGTACTTCTCCGTGTCGCGGTCAAAGACAAGTTTAAGAGGAACAAGGTCGCCGGAATCGTCCAGCACCAACAGGAGAGTGTTGTTCAGGGAAGATACTGCCCGCAACTGCTCTATATCCCCTCCCGCTATCGCATAAGAACTCCCCTTTACGCCGTCATCATAGACCGTGTAAGACCACGTTTCGCCCGTAGAATCGTAGAAAATAGCGGCCATGTACCTCTCATCTATCTCGTGCAGGTAGGCCACGTCCCCTGCCTCCGCCAGCCAAGATTTTTTTGTGCCAACGGGCCGGAACGCCCCGTCTTTCGGGCGCAAGTTTATTATCTCCATAGCCGCCCCGTCAGGAACGAGGGAATCGGGATCGCTCCTGTTAATTCCCGATAGCGTTATCCTTTTTCTTTCCATCTAAGTTGAAGTTTATCTGTGTGTTGTAGGTTTTTTGCAGTTCTTTCAGCAGGCTCCCCGCCTGTGCTTTGCCATCTGAGCCGATTTCAGGGTTCTCGCCGTCAATATAGCGCGTCAACTCCATCACTATCAGCATCAAGTCCCTGATGTTCGTTATATGCGGTATCAGTTCCCTTACCCTCTCTATCGCCTCTGTTCTCGCGCTGTCCGCCGCGTCGAGAAAATCCTCCATGTGCCGTATAACTATGTCCTTTGCGATCTTCGCCATCTCGCCGCTGTTGCAATAGGCTTTCAGGCCGTGTTTCCTGATTATGTAGTCCAGCTGCCGCCTCGTCATGCCCATCTCCGCCGCTGTTTTCGTTACGTTCCAGTCGCTCAGGTTGAGTTTTTCGAGTATTATCCGCTGTTGGGCCTCCGTGAGGTCTTTGGCCGACCTCGTCGTCTTGTACTTCCGTTTCGTCTTTGCCTTCGCCGGCACGGTTTTTTGGGCTGTTTCTTCCATGTTTATCCAGATTTATCCCACAAATATAAGGCATAAAGGGTTTTTTTCTCCGTATCGCTAACCGTATTAATTGGTTAATTAACCTAAAAATATGGTTAATCGCCAACCTGTCAACCAGATTGTTGCGTATTTTTCGGGAAAACTGACACGAACATGGGAACAGCCGCTATAATATCCCTTATCCTCTCCGCCGCGGGGCTTGTCGGCAGCACCGTGGGGAGCGCGAGGGCGAACAAAAAGTACGAAAGATATTTGGGAGACAGGCAGAGGAAGGCCGACACTTGGTACGACAGGGAGTACAACACGAACATCCTTGACACGGACGAGGGCAAGGCGACAATGCAGCTGCTCAGGAACAGGCTGAAAGAACAGGCACAGGCGCGGGGACAGGCCAACGCCATCAGGGGAGCCTCCGATGAGGCGGCCCTCGCTTCCGTAACGGAAGGGCAAAAGGTTTACGCCGATACCGGTTTGTCCTTGGCGGCGAGAGGACAAGAGAGGAAGGACAACATCCAGAACATCTATGACACGAAGGACTTGAACCTCGCCGGTCTCAAGGCGCAGAACTTACAAGACAAGAGACAAAATTGGAGCAACCTAATAAGCAACTCGGGAAATTTGCTGTCTTCCTCTTTGGCCGTTGGGGCCGGGAGCAACACGGGAACGGACGGCCTGAACAAGAAAACGCCTCTCGTGCATAACCCGCTGACATACCAACAGAGAAGGGAATACCTCTCTGACGACATATTCAAGAACGCCTCAAAATTATTGGGGCAGGTTAAGGTACAATAACATCAAAAACACGATAAAATGAGACAACCATACGATGAAAACGGCAATCCGGTGGCGACCGTGAAACTCGGAACGTGCGAGGAGATAGACGGTAGCGGCGGCTCGGCGCAGAACTCTACCGCCATTGCTTCAAGGGTGATAAGGATTTACGCCGTATCGGGGACGGTGCGGTTCAAGATAGCCGAGAACCCAACGGCAACGGCGACATCTATCCCTATAAAGGAAGGGTCTGAGATGTACCAGCCCGTACCGCAGGGGCATAAGATAGCGATATACGGGGGAGTGGCCAATGTGGCGCAGGTAGAGTAATTCTCGCAGAATCTCGCAGAACTCGCACGTGCGAGATGTGCGAGACGGTGGGATCGCAGACCCTCGCAAAACTCGCTGTATATGTATATGTATATGTATTAAAAAGAAAATATATAAAAGAAAAAGAATTTTGGGAGAAAGAGCGACTAAAAAAAAGAAAAACAAATTAAGATGATAAACTCTCTTAACATACTGAACAAAATAAACCGTATAAACGGTAGCGGCGGCAGAAACATTGTCCAACATTCCTTCTCCGACGCCACCCTCACGGCGACACCAGCTTCCAACACGGCGATAGACCTTGAGTTCGCTTATCCTTCGTCGGGTGACTTCCCTTACAGCAACGTTAAGGCTAAGTTATATTACAGGGTCACGGGTACGACTCCTTGGTCTTTGGCTACCTACATCACAGATGGGGTAACGACCACCTACCAGAAAACTGGACTGACACAGGGCATTTCTTATGACTTCATGGTCAGGTTCGTATCTGGTAGCGTTATTTCGAGCGTGGGGACGATTGTAACTAAATTGATGTTCAATACGATATCGACCGCATACTTCGCGGCTATGACCGAACAATTACCTTCTGATGAAAAGAATGTAATTGACGACGCAATTTGGTCTACGGCAACACAGATAGCCAAAATGGATTGTATGATGCTTACTTTAGCAACAGAACAGCAATCTTTGTTATATCTTAACGATCCTACAAAGACGGGCGTTAAAGTTAATAGTCCTACGTTTACGCCATATAAAGGGTGGAGCGGGGATGCTACTAATTATATAGATACTGGGTTTAATCCGGGAGATGGTGGTACTTATAATTTCAAAAAAGAAGATGCCTCTTTATCAGTATATGTTAATGTCAAATTACATCCTACTGGTAGTACAAATGAAATTATATATTTATTGCAACCAGTCCAAGCCATTAGGTTAAGAGAGGCTCCAAGTGGTTTGACTGGTGGTGTTAATGGCTCATTGGATACTGGACACTTTTTGTTATTTGCGATAGATGAAGGAAACTTTATTTCTATGCGCCGGAATAATTCCACACAACATACTGCTAATATAGGATTTACAAAACAAACGGTTAATTCTGCGTCTCAAGATATAGCGGATAATAGTTTTAAGTTTAGATGCGAATCTAGGGTATCCATGATTTTTTGTGGCGCATATTTAACCGATCAAGAACTTTCTGATTTCCAAGACGCATGGCTCCCCGTCCTCGAACATTTGGGAAGCGATTATTGGAGTAACTATGTACCAACAACCCTAACGGCCACGGCTGGAGCTGGCAAGATAGACCTCGCTTGGACGTTGCCCGTAACCACATACTCTCCTTATACCGTTACCAACGTGGTAATCCAAGAAAGCACGGACAACGTGACATTTACCGATATTGCGACATTGGGGGCGGTAGAGGCATATGAGGCTACCGTACCAACTGGACAGACACGCTACTACAAGATAAGATATATATCAAGTAGAAATATACACACGACTAACAGCGCGGAGGCGCACGCTACCGCATTATAAAATATGTTATGAAAAAAGCGATAACACTCATATTGACCCTCTTTTTAGTTCTTAGCTTACAAGCGCAGAACTTCAAACTATATCGACCACAAGTTCAGAAACAAAAACTGGGTAAAAAGATATAATTAAGAAATGGACAACGAAAACACAAATAAAATGCCGACAGAATCGCTAAAGGCCTCATTGGCCTCGATAAACCTGAAACTTCAGTATATCCAGAAGGATATCACGGAGTTGAAGACCAATTTGAACACTTTTTCGGAGAGAGTTGTCCAGATAGAAAAGAACGAACTGGCCCACGCCACCACTTGCCCGCAGAACAAGGAGTTTGAGGGGGTATTGAAAAGGGTCAGCAACATTGAAAAAGACCTCGAAGAGTACAGGATAGCCAAAAAATATCCCAGACTGGTGCTGGTGTTGATACTTGTTTTCTCCCTCCTCGCCTTGGGGACGGGGATAGCCACCGTACAGAAGATATACAAAGAGATAGACAAGTTCCACGTCATCGAACAGACGGCAACGGACTTAAAAGCATAAAAAGACAAAGGAAATGGAAGACTTCGCCCAGACACGAACATACCCGCCAGACAGCTACCCTTTTTCATCGGTCATAGATTGGGAGAAAGAAGAGGAAAAGCTGGAGAAACGCAAACAACAGCAGTTGGCCTCGCAGCGGAACATGGCCAAGACACAGCTATTGGGAGATACCTTCAAGCTGTTGGGAGAGACCGTAGGGGCGTTCGCGGGGGCAGATGTTTCCAAGAGAGAGCCGAGTCCGTTCCTGACCAACGCCCTTGAACAGAGGCAGAAAGCCGAAGACGATTACCTTACCGCCGCCGACAAGCTGAAGCAGCAAAGGTATTCAATGTTGTTGCGGGACAAGGAAAGACAGTTGCAGTTGGCCGATCAAGAGGCGAAAGAGCGAAAAGACAGGGACGTCAAGGCAGAGGAAAGGGCCTACCAGAAAACGGTCAAGGAAGACGAAAGAGCCTACCAAGCGGAAAAAGAAGAGGCGGCCCACAAAAGAGCGGTAGCGCTCCAACAACTCAAATACAAAGAGGAACAGGCCAAACAGGCGGCAAAGCAGGAAGCCGACAAGAAGGCCAACACTCTCACTATATCCTCTTATGACGACCCGTTGAACACGAAAGTGGAGATAGACAAGACAGAGGCTATAAACCTGTTGTCAGACTTCAGGGATTGGTTCGCCGAGAAGTATCCTTACGAGACACTCCCGTCAACGGCAAACATAGATAAGAGCGGACTGATAAGAGACGAAGACCTCATCAAGACGATAAGAAACTTCCCGGAGTTCTTTTTACAGTATTACCCGCAGTTGCTGACAAAAGGATTCCCCGAGCCGGAGAAACCCGAAGAGAGGAGGTTCAAGACATTCGACAACAACGTGAACGCCGCCATAGAGAGGTACAAGATAGACCCCTCTTGGGGAGAGAACAAGAAGGCGAGGGTACAAAAGAGACTTGAAAACGAGATGAACAGGCTCAACAGCGAGTACAGTGACGTTATAGGTTACAGGGATTGGCAGGAGAAACAGCGAGATTGGGAAGCGGCGACAGGGCAGGCACCAACGCCCACGAGCCAGCCTACAATAGAAGATATAGCGAGAGAAACATATAACCCCGAAACAGGGCAGACCGATCTGTCCGTTCTCGGGTTGTGGTAGAACATAGGAGAAAGGAAATGGAAGACAAGCTGGGAACATTCATATCATCTTTGCAGGCGAACCCCAATATAGCGGGATTGCCGGACAGTACGACCCTAAGGAACGTGTTTTACGACAAGGAGAAGGCCGAAGTGTTGTTCAAATCCCTGAAATCCAATCCCAATATCATGGGCTTGCCGGAAGATTACGACACTTTCGCGGAAGGTCTCGGACTCAGTGAACAACTCCAAAGGCCTGTCATGCCGGAACTGCCGACAGAGGAGATATTGGATAAGCGGCAAAAAACGAACACAAGCCGTTCATTGCCCATTTACAGGGGAATAGCGGGCAACATACCGGCCGCCATATTCAACAAGAAACTTGACAAGGCGGTAGAAAAAGGGGAACTCCCCGAAGAAGACGCCAAAGAAATCAAAAAAATCACGGAACAGAACAAGTGGGGCGATCTTGGCAGGTCTTTGGGCGTATCGGTTCTCGGTGCGGGAGAGATGGCCCTCAAAACACCGCAAGGACTGGGAGGATTGGCGGCGGATATTTCCACGAGAATACAGTTTCCCGGAATGAACAGGCAGATCAACAAGGCGGTCAAAGAGGGAAAGATGACGGTAGAACAAGGCAATGAGTTATGGGAAGCCCTGCAAGCCCCGGCGTTCAACCCGAAAACAGGACAATTTGAACAGGGATTCATATACGGGGAAAACCTCGCTGAAAGCAAGCTGACAAAATGGTTCGAGGACAACCAGCAGAAGTTAAAGGAGCAGATGACCTATACCGACAAGGAAATTTGGGATTACATCAAAGAGGGGGACATTGAAAAAGCGATATGGGCAACGGCTTATGGAGTTACGGAGAGCTTGGTTCCAACAATACTGGCGGCGTTCACGAAACAAGGAGCGGCACTTTTGGGATTAGGCACAGGTTCGGTTACTTATGATGAAGTAAAGGACAGGGAAGATATGATGGCCAACAAAAAGATTATTGACGCTGTTGGTCAGGGAGTTTTTGAATGGTTCTTTGAAGCTCTTTTTACCAAACAAATGGGTGACCAGTTCAAAGCTATACTGAAAGCCAAAGGGCCTGAAGGACTGAAAGCCGCTATAAACTCCGAAGCCACAAAGAACCTTATAGGCAAGGCGTTCAAAAAGTTCGGCGTGTGGTTCAATCCCGTTGGAGAGGGTGTTTCTGAATTGCTCACAACATTGGGACAAAACGCTGTCGCCAAATACACGGGAGAAGACCCAACAAGAAAAATAAGCGATGGCGCAATTGACGCTCTTATCGTGGGCATGGGAATGGGAGGCGGGTTCTCCGCTATCGAGGGAGTAGCGAAAAAGTTCAAAGAGAGGCCGAGTGATGGACAACGAACAGAAGACCCTGTTAAGCCTCCCACAGACGACACTACAACCGAAAAACAATCCACCTTAGACGATATAAGGGAACAGGCCAGATCGGAAGAGCAAAGAATAGCCAACGAAGCCAAAGAGATGACAAGAGAAGGAACGGACGAGATTTCTTTTGTCACCCTCGCCAATGATTCGGGAGATATCGCCGAAAAGCCGAGATATGTCCTCAAAGACGCCATCAACGAGGGCAAAAAAGAGGTGGTACTGTTGGAGATAGACCCCGAAGGCAAGCTCACGGGGAAAAAGGTCATGAAGATGGTCTCCGATCTTGACGTGGACAAGGAGACGGGCAAGGTGGCCATGACAACGGTAAAAGCCGATGAACATATAGCTGCCCAGATAAACACCATGAGGGAAACGGCCCAAAGCGCGATGAACATAATGGCCAAAGAGTTGTCCGGCCTCAACGAGGGGGATATATTCTCTGAGGACGGGATAAGGTACGTCATAGAGGAAGTAAGCACGGACGGGGTGGCCGTTTCGAGGCTCAACGAGGAGGGCTATGTCACGGGAGAATCAGAATTATGGTCGCCAGACGAAGTTAAAGAGGCTATGAACGCCCCTACCCCCGCCGACACGCAACAGGCCGCTCCCGCCGAGAAAGTCCAACAGGAAACACCGGAGACGGGAACAGAGGAGGTTGACCAGCCAACAACGCAACAGGAACAGGAACAAGCGGCTCCCGTTGAACAAACACAGCCACAGGAACAGGAACAAGAACAAGAGCAGCAAAAAGTAGAATACCCGAAAGACAAAGAGGGCAACATTGACTACAACCAGATAACGGAAACAGGGACTTACGCCGAAGCCCTTGAACAAGAGTTCGGGGAGACCTCTGTTTCCATCGTGGACGAGTTCATAAAGAACATAAACGAGGACATAAAGAAGGCCGGAAAGAGCAAAGACCCCATTAAAAAGGCGAGAGAAATCAAGAAACTCAACGATAGGCTGGCTTTTTTGGACGGAGTGCGGAACATTATCGCTCCTGTACGGGAACAGGAGCTAACGGACAAAGCACGAGAAACTACCGAGCAACTGGAACAAGTACAGGAGCGACCGCCCGTTCAGGAAACACAAGTGGAAACAGTAGTACCCGAAACAAAGGCCGCCGACACGGCAAAACCAATAAACACGAGGAGCAAGAGAAAAGGCTGGCCGATGAGCAAGGCCGACCAAGAAAGGCTGATCAAAGAGCCGCAATCCTTTGAGGAGGCGGTTTTGCAGTTCTTTTTGGGTGGCGGACGGATGAGCATGGACGACTATTATACGCACTTCGGCAAGAGCAGGGAGGAAATGCGGAAAAATATATGGATGTACTCCAAAAAGGGCCAACGTCTCGACGCTCTGAACGAAAATTCCATATTCGCCTCTTATCCCCACCTGTTGAGGGGCCTTGACGGGCCTATGGACATGGAAAACGCCGTTTTTGAGGTGATAAGGTCACATTCCGGCAAGAACAGCATAAGGGAGAGACTGGACGAGATACAGAACAAACCGTTGGAGCCGGAAGTGCCGGAGAATATCCAAGCCGAACAAAATACCGATTTTGAGGTAGAAAACAGCGAAATTACCGGTAATGATGTTATAGATGAACAGTTATTGTCTATATTTGAGGAATATTACGATAACGGAGAAATTGACTTCTCTCGTATCTCCGAAGATTTGGAGAACGATATAGGATGGTTCACCGTGTTCCCTTATAACCTAAGCGAGCAAGGAATTAACGAAATTAAAAACATAATCGAAAATGCTGACGCGAGAACAGAAATTACGGATAGGGTTAGAAATATTGTTGAACCTGAGAGCGAAAGCCAATGGGACGACACCCGAGATAGAACAGAGGAAGTTGAGAGAGGAGATAGCGGAGATAGAATACCAAGAGTGGCTGAAACAGAAGCAACAGGCACAACCCCCGACACCAGAGCGGTAGAATCCGAAACCTTAACGGAACAGGAGATGCGCCAAGCGGAAGGAGAAACAACACAATTAGACTTTCCATTGAGCGAAACGGATAACGTCGAAGGAACCGGAGAGGAAGTGTCCCAAGAGGAAGAAGCGGAAGGGCTTGAAACAGCCAACAAGATACAAGACTTCGGGGAGAAAATTGGAATGGCGAGAAAAGATGTCGCCGTAAGCGGTTACGAGATGACCGGGAAGAAACAAGGACAGAAACAGCCCGCATGGAAGGCTAAATACAAAGTGTTCTCTCAGGAGAATATGGCCACGGTAGAGCGTATTGGGGCATTCAGGAACCGCACTCCGTTAGATCCGAACAAATTCACTCTCGCGATAGTAAAAGGACGCCAGTTCAGGGACCTTAAAACAAACATAGACACCAAAGAGGAAGCCGAACAATTGATCCCGATTTACGAAGTGGCCTTAAACCACCGGGTATATGCGAGCAGCGCCAACAAGGAAGAGTTCTCTATATACAGGAGATGGTCGTCAGGGAAGTTGTACGAGATCAGAAAAGGGTTCAAGACCAACGAGGAGGCCATGAAATATATGGCCGATAACGCCGAGGAGATAATATCCTGGAAGTCCCCGAAGATAGAGAGGCCACACTTGGACAGGATAGAACGAAAAGGGGTCGAAAGAAGGAAAGGGAACGCGACTCCCGAAATGTTCATGGAGACGTTCGGTCTTAGGGGCGGAGAGTTCGGGAATTGGGTAGCCGCCGACGAACGACAGACGATGCTCAATTTCGCTTATGACGCCATGGCCGATATGGCCGATGTATTAGGGATAGACCCCAAAGCGTTGTCTTTAAATGGAAGGTTGGCCATAGGTTTTGGAAGCCGTGGACAGGGATTATCGAAAGCGCAAGCCCATTTTGAAGCGGAAAGGGGCGTAATAAACCTCACCAAGATAAACGGAGCCGGCGCATTGGCGCATGAATGGTTCCACGCCTTTGACAGTTATTTCGGGATGAAGGACAAAAAGGCGTTTGTTCCCGATGAAAGCGGGGTCATACAGGCCAAAATAGACGCTAACAGGGACTATCTTAGCGGAGACTACAACTCCAATCCGAATATAAGGAAAGAGGTCAAAGAGGCATGGAAAAAGGTTTGGGACGCTATGAGGTTCAAAACCAAGATGAGCGAATACGACGACACGGTAATAAACCGGAGAATCGACAGCGCCATGAAATCAATCGTATCAGGACTTGACTACACGAGAGGCGTTATATCAAGGGACAGAAGTTACGGTTTGAGGAAAAAAGCCGCCACACCCGAACAATTGGCCAGATGGGACAAGTTGGTGGACAGGATCAAGGCGCACGACTTCGGGGAGAGAATAAGTCTTCCGACAAAGAAAAAATACATTACCAGTGTAGCGGCGTACGAAGTTCAAAACAAACTTGACGAACTGTACAAAGAAATTACCGGAAGGGGCAAGACCGACGAGAGAATGTATTACGCCCTGCGAAACATCCAGTTGTTGGATGAGGAGCTCAAAAAAGCCAAAGAAGGCGAAAAGTATGAGTCAAAGGTGGCCACCACGTTTTATAGGGACAGCAAGGAGATAGACAAGTCAAGGTCGAGCGATTACTGGAGCACCAACACCGAGATGTCGGCGAGAGCGTTCGAATCGTATGTTTACGATAAGATGGTAGAAGCGGGAGGACAGAATGATTATCTGGTCCATAGCGTCAACAACGCCGTTTATCAGATGATATATGACGCCAAGCCGTATCCGGAGGGAGAGGAAAGAACGGCAATAAACAAAGCCTTCGACAACCTATTTGACGTACTGGAAACAAAACAGGGCGAAGATGGTAATGTTGTATTGTACGAGGACAAAATAGCTTATAATTTGGAAAATACCCCGGAAAACAGTATATTTGGGGAAGAATTAAAAAACGCGTATGGAAGCGAACAAGAGCAAGAGCGAGCTATTGAGAAGACGGTCGGAATTATCGACGAGGTTACTCTCCCACTCCATATTGGTGGAAGATCGGGCTTTTTATTCGATCCAGGACCTCAAGGCGGAAGTAGAACAGATGGAGGCGACACTAAAGGAGCTGGAAAAATCAAGCGAAGAACTGTACGCCAAGACTTCAAGGAGTCGGGATTCATAGACTTTACCGGAAGAGAAATAACCTCTCCCGCCGATTTGGCTTCATTGTACACGATCCACAGGTCTCCATACATAGAGAAATTCCACGTAATATTCGTAAAAGACGGGAAAATAGTCGGAACGTCGGCCATAACCTCCAATGTCGGAGGGTACACACAAGCGCACACCACAAACCATATCATTGACTTATACAAGAAATATGGAGCCGACGGAGCGTACTTCCTTCACAACCACCCTTCAGGAAACCATAGAATATCAACCGCAGATGTTCTTTTGACAAGACAAAGAGAACAGGAAATGAGATTGTACGGCGCCAATCTGTTGGGGCATGTAGTCATAGATCACGAGAAGTTCAGTTATATCCGCGCCGGAATGGATGAAACCGATTATTTGCACAGCCAAGCCCATGAACCGCAAGATTATTATGATTATGGCGAGGTAACGGAAATGGAATATCCCAACGCCGTACCAAAACTGTTCGCGGAGAGGGAATCTATTATTGTGGACGGCAGAGGAGATCCCAACAAAATGTTTCAAATAGCGAAAGCTCTTTTATCGGGCAACGGTTACAAGGGAGCAATCATATATTTGTCATCAAACCTGAGCATAACGGGATATGATGTGATACCGCAAGGAGCGACAATGGAAGATGCGGTAAGGATCGCCGAGGAAGCGTATAAAAACAACATAGGGACGAGGATAGCGTTCGTACATGATGGGTCAATAGAAGACAATGTTGAATACCCGTATGTTACCTTGGACGTAATAGACACATCCGATGCGAGCAAATTATTCAGAAGGAAACCAAAAGAAGCCATTCCCGAGGTTGATATATTGTGGGAACCCCAATTCCAAGTCGTCTCCCCTATCGGTTTTTATTCCACGGTGGAGAAAGCGTTGGAAAGCATACCACAAATAAAGGACACCACGGCCAAGTCTCCCGAAGAATGGAAGAAAAACCTATTGAAGTTTGGGGCGAAACAAGCCGAGCTGGACTGGATGGGATGGGATGAAGCATTTCCTGAAAAGAAAATCGAGGATTACACCTTCGACAACGACAATGCAGAGTATTATGTAAGGATTGCCACAAATATTGAAGACGATCTTAAAAGGGGTTGGTCTTCATGGTCGTTTGGGAATGAGGGCTTTGATGGTTCAAAAGACGATTTGCTGACTGAAGTGCGAGAAATCGCCGAGCGTGGCGGTGAGTTTTGGATATCCGGTTTCAATATATGGATTGACGAAAACACAAAACTGGATGATGGGTTTGGCGTTGTTTTCGTTGATGATTACGAAATTAGGGAACTTTACCCTGGCTACTGGGTTGCCGTTGACAGAGTCAACGCACGTAATGGATTATCCGCTCATGCGCTACCGGAACTAAACAACCTTAGTGAAGCAATAAGTGAGATAGAAAGCAATCCGACAAAATATGATGGTACAGGAGATGGAGAATCATTTAATTCAAAGAATGCAAAGGTTGTCTATACGATAGATCTTGATGATTCAGGCACAAAACTTCATGTAATTGAGGTTGGAGATAATAGAAGAAAGCAGACCGGAAACATTATCACCAAGGCTGACATTCAGGACTGGATCGACCAGAACAGGATCGAGGTGCAGGAGGTGGAGAAGGGCGCACCATCAGAAGTCGAGGTGAAATCTATTGAGCCGGTAAGTGAAAAATACGCAACTGTTTTTACTGTTACATTTTCTGACAACAGTACGGTAGAGGTAGATTTAAGTGGTAAGTATGGTAGCGACCCATCTGATATAAGTGAAAGAGAGATTGCCGAAGAAGCTCAAAGATTAAGAGCAGAGGATGATTTGACTTACGAAGGAGATGAAGAAATAAACCCTACTAAATACTCCCAATACGTTCTACCCGGTGGCAAGAACTATAAAGAGTTGTTGTTGACGATGCCGGAAAAACCATTCTTTACAAACCAAACAGTAAATATAAAAGTAAATGATGAATGGTTGGATACGAGAGGCGCAAAAGAAAAATTAGGAATTGATGATATTTCAAATATTCATACGGGTGATAGGGTAAACGGACATTTTATTGATGGAACAAAACAAAACAATAAGGAAACTAATTCAAATTTTCGTTCTTCCCACTTTGACGAACCGAACATACTTGCACACATTCGTTTCAACGAGCGTACAGACAGCGAAGGAAACAAGGTATTATTCATTGAAGAAATTCAGTCAGACTGGGCGCAAACGGGCAAGAAGGAAGGGTTTAAATCTGATAACAGAAAAGCAATTGCCGAATCGCTAAGAAAAGAAAAGGATAATTTTTACAAAAAGCTAAATGAATCAGAAGATAAACAAGTTGAATACGGTTTGTCGCAATTTGAATCGGGTAAAATAAACAGAGAGCAATTAGATAAAATATTACTTGCAAATGGTTATTCTGAATACGACTTAAAATCAGCGGTAGAAAAAAATTCTATTCCCGACATGCCTTTCAAGAAAACCGACCAATGGGTGAATTTAGCTCTCCGGAGAATGATGAGGTACGCCACGGAGAACGGCTTTGACAGGATCGCGTGGACAAACGGGGAAATGCAAGCTGAAAGGTATGATTTGAGCAAACAGGTGGATGTAGTTTTCCATAAGAAAAATGAAGATGGAACATACCGAATTGAAGCGTTACCGAAAGGTGCGAGAAGTCCAAATGCAAGAGAGGTAGTTTCAACAAATGCAAAAGAATCTGAGCTTGAGGGAATAATAGGAAAAGATTTAGCACAAAAAATAATCAACACACCAGAAAGTGATGAAACATTTGGTGGAATGTATGCTAAAAAAGGAGCTGATCTCAAAGTCGGTGGAGAAGGTATGAAAGCGTTTTATGACGCTATTATACCCAATGCGGCCAACAAGCTCGGAAAGCCGTTCAACGCCAAGACGGAGCCGATCCAAATAGACGTTAAGCCCGAAATAGACGCCGAGGAAGGTATAAACATGGAGACAGGAGAAGTCGACAAAAAGAACATAGAGGGCAAATATGCCACGGTACAATCCATTCCCGTCACAAAAGAAATGAGGGAGAGTGTCATGGAAGGCGTTCCGTTGTTCCAGTCGGCAGAGCAAAACCCATTCTCGGCTATCACCCCCATTACTCCAACTGAGGACGTAATATTATCCGAGGAGAGCGAGAGTAAGTTTTATGTAGGTTTGATGCGAGCATTGGGAAGGGATGCGGGAACAACACCATACTTCCGAATAGGCGACGTTTTAGTCCGTATTAAAGACCACGACCCCAATTGGAGTAATTTTGCTACGGATATAGAAGAAAGTGGGGCCAAAGCCATATTAAACATTACAGCGCAAGGATATTCGGGTAGAAAATACAATACACCCAAGATGTCCGAAGATGAATTCGCGGAAAAATACCCGGATATAGATGTTGTTTCCGTTGAAATAAGTGACGGGGATTCGCTGCAAGAAGCAGTTAACTCTATTAGGAGCGCAATACGATCCAAAGGATTCGCTCCCAATACCACCATTATCGAAACCATAAGCGGCTTGTTGGAGAAATCGGGCATTGAGGTGATCACCGACAAGGCAAAGATAAACGACGAATTAAAAAGCACTGGAAGGGCATTGAAGGACAAAAAAGGAGTCGTCTATGGTTTCGCCAAAGATGGCAAGATATACCTGAACCCCGATCTTATCAACCCCAACAGCCAGTTGCACGAATACACTCACCTTTGGGATATAGCCACAATGAGAACGGATATGGAACTATGGGAAAAGGGAGTTGAGCTTATGAAACAGACTCCGGAATGGGAGAAGGTTGTCAACGATCCGAATTACGCTAACATAAGGCACAGCGATGATCTTATAGCGTCAGAGGTTCACGCGAGGTTGGTGGGCAAGGACGGCCCCGCCATCTTACAGGAGATGATAGACAACGCCAAAGCGGAGTCTCCCGTTAGCCACATGGAAGCCTTGTCGGTTGTGGACAGGATAAAGAGGTGGTTGAAACAGGTATATGTCAAGTTGTTCGGGAACAAAGTAAAGAACTCAGGCGACCTTACCCTTGAGCAATGGATTTCCATGCCGATAAAGGACTTGTTCGAGGGCAAGAGAATTACGGGAGAATATTTGGAAAAGTCGCCGGAAAACGTTAAATTTACGGACAAAACAGAGCAACATGGAAGCGAAGGACAACAACGAGAACAGGGAACTGATGCCATACGAGCGCCCAGATTGGGTAGCGAACCAGGAAGCGTGCGGGAGACACATAGAATCTTGGATGAACTCCGACATGACGTTAGAGGAGAGGGGCAAGATAGTGGAGGAACAACTGCAACGGATAATGAAGCAGAGGGAAGCGAGGGGAGAAAGCTACAAGCTCTCGCCACCGCTGAAGTAAGGGCAAAAGAAACCGGAGCGTGGATTGGCAGGAACGAACTTAGTGAGATCATTGATGATGGATATAGGTTCACATCGGGCCAAGAAAGCGAGGTATATCTAAGCAAAGACCGAAAGAGCGTAATAAAGCTCAACAACCTTTCTATTATATCGAGCGTAGAATCGTTCTTGTATAGAATAGAAAATTTCAACAAGTATTTTCCTAAAACTAAGTACGAAATAATAGGGTTCTCCGAGAACAGCGAGGGAGAGTTCTGTTTTGTGTTGAAACAACCGTTCATTGGCAACACGAAAGAGGCCTCCCGCCAACAGATAGACGACTATTTCAGGGACAAAGGCTGGTACAAGATCATTGACGGGGAATATACCGATGGCTATGTCGAAATGTGGGACGTCTATCCTAAGAACGTGCTTACCGATGAGGCGGGCAATCTCTATTTCATAGACGTGAACATAGACCCGGCGAGAGAAAGATACCAGAAATATAAACTTCCTGATGTGCCGCAAATGGAGATAAGGCCCGCCAAAGAGTTCGTTAAGGGCGGTGTGTTCGATGTGAACGGATATCTCAACTCCTTGCCCGAAAGACCAAATGTTCCCGTTGATATGCTCCAATCTAAATCGGAAAAGGTAGTGGAACACCTGCAAGACAGGGGACTGTCACTGAAAAAATTGCAGGATTTGGTCAAGGAGAAGGGCAACTTTGACCCAAAGAACATGGACGCCTACATGAGGGAAAACCTTTCTCATGGCATGGCCAAGAACGCTATCGACACGTTCGACAAGACCGAAAAAACCGCCCTTCTCAAGGCCATGAACGCCACTGGCCTCAACTACAAGGAGATTAACGACTACCTCAAAGCCAAGCATATCCCCGAAAGGAACGCCTATTACAAGGAAAAAAGCGGGAGGGAAATATCTGGCGGACTTTCAACTGAAGAAGCGATAAGGAGAGCGGAAGGGTACGAAAGCAAGATCAAGGAAACTTTGGGAGCGGAAGAAGGGACAAAGGCTATCAATGATCTTTGGAAGGCGGTAACGGACATCACGGACTACACCCTCAAAAAATGGTTGGAGTACGGATACCTTGACAGGGAAGGATATGATCGGATGAAGGCTATGTACGACAACTACGTCCCGTTGAGAGGCTTCGCGGCGAGCGAGATAGACCAGATGATAGACTACCAAGAAGGCCAGATGGGCTTGGGAAAGAACGTCAACCCCCTGAAGAAAGCCAAAGGAAGGACAACAGAGGCCGATGATCCCGTCCAGTACATGATAAACATGGCCTACTCTTCCGTTGTCATGGGAGAAAAGAACAGGGTCAAGCAGACATTGGCGAGGATGGTGAGAGGCAATCCAGAGATGGAAGATATATTCAGGTTCCAGAGGGTTTACGAAGTGTGGGACGGAACGGTGGACGAGGACGGGAACAGGAACTATACAGAAGTTCTGGAAAGACCCGCCCAAGAGTTGTTCAACAACGGGATGGTAAGGACAAAGACCGACAACCGCCACAAGATAGCGAGAACACCGTACCAAGCCAAAGCGCACGAATCGGTGTTTTATATAGACGGGAAGAGGTATGTTATGGTATTGCCCAGAGATGTGGCCGACTTCGTGAACAAGACGAGAATATGGACTGATAATCTTATAGAATTTTTGGAGGTAACAAGAGTACCGCAATTTACGAGATGGCTCTCCAATAACTTCACCTCGAAGAACCCCGCGTTTATCCCTATAAACATGATAAGGGACTTGGGATATTCCACGATGTCGCACTATGTGCAGGGAGGAACGGAACAGAGCAAGATATTCATGGGCAAACTGCCCGAAGCGAGGAGGGCGATAATCGACTATCTTAAAGACAAGGGAGACCCCAAAAACCCCGTTTATTCGCACTATCTGGATTTTATGATACACGGGGGAGAAACCGGTTACGTCCACTTGAAGAACGTGGAGGACATAGCCGTTGACATGAACAAAGAATTGAAGAGGCTACAAGGGACAAATTCATTATTAGACAAAGCTACACATATAAGGGTATTGAGGATAGCGGGTAAGTGGCTCGAAAACATGGCAATAAGGAGCGAAAACCTCGCGAGGTTCGCCACTTACCTGACGGCCATTGAGATGGGCAAATCACAGAAAGAGGCCGCTTATGCCGCTAAAAACATATCCGTGAATTTCAACCGCAAGGGCAGGATAAGCTCAATGATGGGCGGCCTGTTCGCCTTCTTCAACGCTTCGGTACAGGGCGGGGAAAACATCATCAGGATAGCCAAAACCAATCCCAAGCCGTTCTATGGACTCGCGGGGACTCTTATGGCGATGGGCTTCATGGAAGCCATGCTCAACTCGATGTGGGGCGATGACGATGAGGACGGGATCACCAATAGATACGAGGACGGGGTAAGCAACTACACCAAGTACAACAACCTTGTTATATTGATTCCGGGAGTCGACACGGCCGTTACCATAGCCCTGCCGCACGGGTTCAGGTGGTTCCACGCGTTGGGGGTCATATCCTACCAGATATCGCAGGGCCATTTGAGTGGCGGAGAAGCGACAAGGGAGGCGCTGTCCAACCTGTTCTCCTCGATCTCCCCCGTTGACGCCGTTGACTTTATCGACAGTGAGGGAGGGTTCTCCGCTCGGCCGATAATCCCTACCGTAGGCGTTCCGTTCTTTGATATAGCCGTTAACGAGAACTATGCGGGATTCCCAATAAAGAGAGAGCCGTTCACAAGGGCGCAAGAGGGAACGGTAGCGGAGGTAACATTGGGACAAAGGAACGTGAGCAAGTGGGCGCAGAAGATGTCAGACTGGATTTTCTTCTTGGGAGGCGGCGACCCCGAAACGGGGAGCAAGATGTTCCGCAAAGAAGGAAAACAACACAGGCCCGTACCGGATATGTTCGATATCAACCCATCAAGCACGGAACATGTCGTGGAATACTATTTGGGCGGCAGGGGAAGGTTCTGGGTGGATACGTTCAAGACTCTCGGAGCGTTCATTGATGGAGCGACTGACGTTATCAACGGGGACAAGCTGTTCAGGGAGATGTTGAAGGGTATCAACGTCAACGACCTCCCAGTGGTGAGAAGATTGGTACAACAGCCGTGGGATAACGTGATAATGGGGATGTATTACGATGAGGTGGAGGCTATAGAGAACTACAAATCGTTCGTTGACCTGTCCACGAAAGCCGGAGCGGAGATCAAATACTCCCCCGTTTATACCAAGAAGATACACGCCATGAAAGAGGCGCAAAAGAAGGTTTCCGATATGAATGCGAGGATAAGACAGGTGGACGATAGGTTGACATTGGAGAAACTCGAAGAAGAGAGAGAAGGTATTATGAGGCATTTCCTCGAAACGATAAAAGCCATAGAAAATGAGAGCAATAGACAGTAAAATAGATTTAAGGAAGTACGCCAACTCCAAGATAGGCATGAGGAAACAGCGGCAGGTTGTTTACGATACCACGTTACATAGCGAGGATACGGCCAAGAACATGGAATTATTGTGGGAGTGCCAAAGGTACTGGTCAAGTCTCAGGGAGTTCCGCAACAGAAGGGTAAGGGGAAGGAAATATTACAGCGGAGATCAATGGAGCGATCTTGTCGTTGACCCCAAGACTGGGAACGTGATGACGGAAGGAACTTACCTCAAGTTGCAGGGAAGGGTTCCTCTCAAACAAAACAAGATAAGACAGTTGGGGAAAAACCTTATCGGGCAATTTTTGTCGAACTCAACGCAGTCCATAGTCCTTACGAGGAAAAAAACCGATTCCGATGTTACGGAGATGTTGACAAACGCCATACAGTACGCCCACCAGAGCAACATGCTCGATATCCTTGACCCAAGATGTTTCGAAGAGTTCATCATCTCCGGCGCGCCCGTACAAAAACTGGGTTTCCAGTATATCAAGGAGCGCAACATAGAGGACGTTACGGTGGATAACGTGAACCCACACAGGATATTCTTCAACAGCGACATCAAAGACCCCAGATTGAAAGATTTAAGGCTTATAGGTGAAATAATCGACACAACGGTCGACAAGATAGTTTCCACGTTCGCGAGGAACAAGGAGGACGAAAAAAGGATAAGGCAGATATACGCCTCCGTAATGGAAGGATATGACGATTATACGGGGCTTACTTCGAGGAGGAACGACGCCCTTGACTTTTTTGTTTCCAATGATCTTGACAAGGCGAGGATGTTCGAGATATGGAAACTGGAAGGAGAATGGAGGACATACGTGCATGACCCTTTGGACATGGACAACCCATACTACATAACCAAAAGGCCCCTGAAAGAGATAGCGGTACTGAACGAACAAAGGCTGGCGTTGGGAAGATCGCAGGGGATGGAGGACGAGGAAATACCCCTTATAGAGGCTGAGGAGAAATATGAAGAGTTTTGGTACGTCAAATATCTTGCCCCTACCGGCTATTGCCTGTACGAAGGAGAAACGCCCTACTCGCACGAGGAACACCCCTACGTTTTGGCGTTATATCCATTGTTGGACGGAGATGTTTGGGGTTTCGTGGAAGACCTTATTGACCAACAGAAGTATATCAACAGGATGATAGTAATGCAGGATATGATGTTGTCCGCTTCCGCCAAAGGAGTGCTGTTGGTGCCGGAAGACGCCATCCCTGACGGCACGACTCCCGATGAGTTCGCCGAAGAGTGGACGAGGTTCAACGGGGTGATAATATACAAGCCAAGCACCAAGCACCAGAGAGTACCGCAGCAGATAGTCTCCAACAGTACCAATATGGGCATGTCCGAGATGTTGGCGCTGCAATTACAGCTTATACAGGACATTTCGGGCGTACATGGGGCCATACAAGGGATAGCCCCGCAAAGTGGCACACCGTCCAGCAGGTTCGCCCAAGAGGCCCAAAACGCCTCATTGAACACATTGGACTACATGAACACCTTCAATTCTTTCTTGGCGAGAAGGAACTACAAGATGTTGAAAATTATAACACAGTATTACAAGGAAGAGAGGTATCTGGCCATAAACGGGAGGACTTTGGCAGAGAACAGTAGACTTTACAGGCCTGATCTTGTCAAGGGACTGGATTTCGATATCGTGGTGAGCGAAGGCAAAAATACGCCCGTTTACAAGCAGATCATAAACGACACATTGTTCCAGATGTTGAACGCCCAGTTTATAGACGTTGAGATGTACCTTGAACATGTTTCCTTGCCGTTCGCCGAC